GGGCATCGAGGCCGGCGAGGGCATCGAGGCCGGCGAGGGCTGGGCCTGCTTCGCAGGCCTTCGCATCCGTGTCGCCAACTGGTCGATGTACGCCAAGGTGGTCGCCAAGACCAAGCCGGCCAACCTGCATGGCGGCTTCTGGGTCGAGCCCGCCGCCGAGGCAGAGCAGGAGGCGGCATGAGCAGCCTCAACAAGGTGACACTGATCGCGCGCCTCGGACGCGACCCAGATGTTCGGCACACGCCGAGCGGCGTTGCAGTGGCGAACCTCTCGGCCGCGACCTCGCGCAACTTGAAAGACAAGCAGAGCGGCGAGAAGGTCGAAGAGACAGAGTGGCACCGCCTCGTGGCATACGACCGGCTCGCAGAGATCATTGGCGAGTACCTCAAGAAGGGCTCGCTCGCCTACTTCGAGGGCCGCCTGAAGACACGCAAGTGGCAGGACAAGGAGGGCCGCGACGTGTACACGACAGAGGTCATCGTCGAGCAGATGCAGATGCTCGGCGGTCGCGAGGCTCAGGGCGACGGTAGCGGCAGCGAGCAGCCGCAGCAGCGCCGCGCGCCCTCACCTGCACCGGCGTCGGCACAGAACGCCTACGCGGCAGCCAAGACCGGCCGCGCGCCGCCGCAGAAAACCAACACCGGCTTCGACGACATGGACGACGACGTGCCGTTCTAGACAGGGAAAAGACATGAGCGGCGGAAGCATGAACTACCTGTACTCGCAGCTCGAGTACGCGCGGTTTTCGACTGAGACACCAGAGCGGCGAGCATTCGCCAAGCACCTTGCGCTCGTCGCGAAGGCGCTTCACGACATCGAATGGGTGGACAGCGGAGACTATGGCCCAGGCGATGAGATCGACGCTATCCGCGCGTGCCTGACCGCTGGAGCAACGCTGGAGGCAGCGATCGAGGCTGCGAACGAAGCGCACAAGGTGCTGCGAGACGAACTGGAGCGCGCTTGCAGCGGACGGCCGTCATACAAGGGGCGGAGCGATGGAAGAACAAACCACGGTACGACGTGAATTGACGCAGTACGGATTCCAGTTCGGCTCCGCCCTGGTTGAGCGTTGCATGGAACTTGCGAAAGGCGCGGTAGTTGTCAGTGTCACGACGCCGAAGCACAAACTAAATATCTACGTCACCAAGACAGGGAAGATGCGAGCTGCGCCGCGATGGCACCAAAGGCGCGGGCACTGGCGCACGCTTGCGAGCGGCAGGCGTGTGTGGGTGCGCGGCCCGCAACAGCGCGAGGTGAACGATGAGTGACGACACGACGAAGCCCGCTGTTGGGCTTCCGGTTGAGCGAGGGGTTGGGCGGCTGGAGCCGGAGCGAGAAGGCGGATACGTGCCGGGCGCTTGCGCCGCCAAGATCAGGGCGCGCGGGCTCGACTTCAACGCGCCGCGCCGCCCTCGGCTGGTGACGCTGGAAGAAGCGGTCCGCGCAGTGGTTGAGCGGCACGGCGGTGTGCGGGCTGCTGAGCGCGCGACCGGCGTGGACAAGAGCTTTATCAGCCGCCTGATGGCCGGCAAGAAGGTTGCCCCGAGCGCCGAGACGCTGGAAGCGCTGGGGCTGCGCGCGGTCCCGCTGTACGAGGTGCTGAAGACGCCCAACGTTCGAGCTAAGCCGCCCGCAGGGTCGGCTTGAGCGAGGGGTTATGGCGCTGGTGGAGAACGAAAGGACGATGGCATGCCGCAGTGCATTGTGTTGAACGTTACCGACCGCGACGACTGGATAGACCAGACGGAGCACCCGAACCGCAAGCGCGCGGTGGGCCTGCATGTGCCGGCCAAGGACCGGCCGACGCTGGTGCACAACACCCGCGAGGAAGCGGAGAAGGAAGCCGCGCGGCTGGCCTGCACCAGCAAGACCGGATGGGGCGACACCTACGCGGTGTTCGAGCTTGTGGCCGTGGTGAGAGGCAAGGTGTTGGCCGATACCGACATGGTGCGCGGCATGGGCACCTGCAATGCCTCGGTGCCGCGTTGGGCCGAAGCGCCAGGGGTGGAAATATGAGCCGCGAAGCGTGGGGCGACCCGCCCGACCCCGAGCCGCAACGCTGCCCGGTGTGCGATGGCGAATGGCACGCTGAAGGCTGCGAGCTTGGCGAGGAAGTCTCGCGCAGGCTCAAGGCCGAAACCGAAGCGCACACGCTGCGCTGCCGCTATGCCGTGGTTTCGGGCTGGATCGTGGAGGCACTGAAGGTGCTGGACACGCTGGGCCCGGAAGACACGACCGAGGCCGACGAACTGGGCAAGCTCATCAAAGCCGGCGAGGTGCTGGCATTGACGACGCTGGCACAGAGCAAGACGCCCAACGCCGGAATTCACCGGCCGCGCAGCGGTCCGGTGGAATGAACAGTTAGCCCTCAATGACAAGGAGATGAAGCGATGAAACAGCAATACACGGTGATGAAGTTCGACCCAGCGACGGGAGAACCGAAGCCCTACCCGAGCCACGCCGACCAGTGGCGCGGGTGGCACGGGAAGATGGAAGCTTGGTTGTTCAACCCTTGGACGGGAACGCGCCGTAACGCTGGCGATGTGGGAAGCGACACCTTCGGGCAGTTGATACTGCCGCCCGGCGAGCCGCTGTTTGCGGTGGCGCAACCCGACACCGAAACGAGCCACGACACGGAGGCCCTCTACAAGGACTTGCTGCGGAGACTCGGCACGCAGGGGCACGAAGGTGCTATCGCTGAGATTTCCAAACTGCGCGAGCATGCCGGGCTTGCGAGCATGCCGGGCTTGAGGGATAACGCCAGCTTAAGCGGCGGCCGTAGGCCGTCCGCTTGAAGCGACAGTTAGGCATCACTGCAACGAAGGACAGGCAATGCGAACAAGAAGCCCGATAGAGATGATGGTGGACCAGGCGTGCGGCTTCGACCCCAACGCGCCGCCGCCGCCTCCGCGTGAGCCGGTGAAGGCTGACGATGAACAGACGCAGCTTGTGTGCGATGCCTGCACAGCGCTTGCAGCGTGGGCCAAAGCCGTGGACGGTGACGCGCACACTGACGAGGTGGCCGCAAAGAAGCGTGCGGCGCTTGCTGCTGGGCGCGCACTTGTGGCGGCTGGGTGGTGATGCCTAACGCTGGAATTCAGGCGCGGCCGTAGGCCGTCGCCTGGAATGACGTGTTAGGCAGCATTGTTGGAGAACGAGATGGACTTGCTACTGCACAACCTGCGCACGATTGGCACGCATCACTGTGACGGCACGGTGGGCGAGGAAGCGGCGCAGGAAATTGAGCGGCTGCGCGGTGAGAACGCTGTGCTGCTGGGCCTGCTGGGCGATGCCGCAGGCGTGATTCGGTCGATTGACCCCGAGGACGGCGACGAGGCCGAACAACTGCGCGAGATGCTCGAAGCCATTGACCGCGCGCAAGACCCGCACAGACACGAGGGGGCGCTACTGTGAAAGCACCATTTACGCCGAACCACCAGGAACAGGTGGCTTACGAACAGACGTGCAACATGTGGTTGACGGACGGCACCAGCGACCGCGAGAAGTACGCCTACCGCGACGGCCACTATGCCGGATGGCGCAACGCCACGGAAGGGCTTGAGGAAATCTGCGCTGCGCTGCGGCTGGCGATTGCCGACAAGCGGGCGTTTGCGATCTGCGTCGAGGGACGCAATGGCGCAACCATGACGCTGCACAACTGCGACGACGGCACCATTGCAGCGCGGATGCTTGAGCGGTTTGCGCGCCAGCAGCGGAGCGGGGCCAAGGCATGAGGCCCGACTACTGCCCTATCGGCGGCGAGCCGTGTCAATCGCTTTGCGCCGACCCATGCAGCACGACAAAGCGCCGTCGCTCGCACGTTTGCCCTGTGTGCGCGGCCAGCATGATTGAAAGCGACGAGGCGTTGATGCGGCAGGCTTTGGAGGCGCTGCAATTCTCCAGCGAGTACCTGGACGAGCTGGGTGCCAAGCTGTTCCCGAGCACCAAGAAGGCGAAGCCAGGAAGTACGGCATGGCATGTGCAGAAGGCAATGGCAGCGCTGCGCGGGCGGCTTGATGCTGCCTAACGTTCGAGCTAACCGGACTGACACAGCGCGATGAGCACCGACGACACGATGACCGCACCGACCGCAGCCAACCACCGGCCCGCTGTGGCTGGTCCGGTTGAGCGAGGGGTTGGGCGTCTCGTGCCTGAGCGCGAAAGCGTTGCCCTGCAGGTGGTGCCGTGCGACCTGAAGACTGCAAACGAGTTCGTGCGCCGGCTGCACAGGCACAGCCGGCCGGTGGTGGGCCACAAGTTCGCGGTAGCCGTGGCGGCCCGAGTGCCGATTGGCGACGCGCGACCCGGTGGCGCTGGCTACGGCATGCACATGGATTGCATCGTTGGCGTTGCCATCGTGGGCCGACCTGTAGCGCCGCGCCTTGACGATGGGCGCGCGTGCGAGATCACGCGCCTGTGCACCGATGGCACGCCGAACGCTTGCAGCATGCTCTACGGAGCTGCGCGCAAGGCTGCCCGCGCGATGGGTCATGCGCCGATCTACACGTACACGCTGCCCGACGAGGGCGGCGCCAGCTTGCGAGCCGCTGGATTCAGGCTCGACAAAGAGGACGCGGGCGGAAGCGCCGCGATGTGGCATAGCCGACCAGGCCGAACCGCGCAACCCGTGGGCGATGACCTGATTGGCGGCAAATGGAGGTGGATTGGATGAGCAGAGAAGCCTTTGGCGACCCGCCCGAACAGCAGGATGTGCCTGAGTGCTGCCCGAACTGCGGCAGCGACTTCTACATGCCCGGGTGCACGCACTGCGATGAAGTGAAGCGGCGTTGCGAAGCCGAATCCGAAGCGATGGCCCTGCGCGGCCATCTTGGCGCGGCGAGCGTCTGGATTGTGGAAGCGCTGAAGGTGCTGGACACGGTAGACCCGGACGACACCGACGAAGCGGAGCGGCTGGCAAAACTGGTCAAGGCCGGCGAAGTGCTGGCGCTGGCAACCTTGGCGCGCAGCAAGACGCCCAACGCCAATTAGGCCGACGATGCCGCACGCCAGATTCTGCCTATCACGCACCGCCTCCCACGGGTGGCCGGCTTAGGCCGTCTATTGCGATGCTGACGCCAGGGTAGTGTCTCAGTCCTTCGCCCGACCCGCATAGGCCCGCAGCGCTGCCACGATCGCCTGCGTGGCGGACCCCTTGCCGGTGAGCTGGTCGCGCGCCTGTATGGCCTCCAGGTCGGACACGGCATCGGCCAGCAGGTTCACGGCCACCCGCCGGCCACCGGACGCCAGCAACCCGGCCTTGTAGTGCTGTTGGCGCACATTGCCTGGCGTGCGCTGGCTTGCAGGCTCAGGCTTTGGTGCCGGAGCCTGCCGCAGCACGGCGGGGATCAAAAACGTCCTCACGTCCAGTCTCCGAGCGGAATCGAATGAATCATGAAATGGTTGAAGGAACGGAATCGCCGCACGTCGAATGTTAGCGCTAACAGGCAGATGTAGAGAGTAGATGTAGAGAGTTTTACGCACGAGAGTGCAACCTACTTGACTGTCTCGCGATTGGCCATCCAATCCGCTCCATGCCCAGGAAGACCGCAGTCCACAAGGCCACGCTCAACGAGCGGCAACGGGCCTTTGCACGCGCGTTCGTCAAGAACGGTGGCAATGCGCATCGCGCTGCGCTCGAAGCTGGCTACAAGCCAGGCGGCGCTGCGGCGCAGGGCTGCCGATTCGCAAAGAATGCTTTGGTACGCGCCGAAATCGACAAACTTCGTGCGCGCGTCGAGGCGAAAGCGGAGGAAGAAACAGGCATCTCCCTCGCAAAGACGCTCAAGGCATTGCAGCGCGGCGTCGAGTTCGACGCGCGCAGGCTCTACAACGACGACGGCAGCCCGAAGGCGCTGTCCGAGCTGGACGACGACACGGCCGCGTGCATCGAGGGCATCGAGAGCCGCGACGAGTACGGCATCCGCGACGGCGAGCGCGTCATCACTGGTCGCGTCATCAAGTACAAGATCGCCGGCCGCAAGGGCTTCGTCGAGCTGGCGATGCGCCACTTCGGCGCCTTCGCCAAGGAGAACGAGCAGCAGGGCAAGGCCGCGGCTGGCGCCGTGACGGCGCTCCTGGCGCAGATGCGCGGCTCGACGCTGCCGATCGCGCGCGGCATCGCCGATGGCGAGGAAGACGTGGCCTGAGCGTGCTGCGCGTCAGGACTCCTAAGCGGAATCCCGGGATTCCGTCAGGCACTCCATACACGGAGACGGAGGCGCCTCGTGCCTGAAGTCGCCGCGTGGCGGTCACTGTCCTCGGAGGACAGTGAGCAGAGGGATAACCCGCAAATGTCACTGTCAACGGTTGACAGTGACGCCGCCCCGACCGACGTGCCGATCGGCTCGGTGCCGCTGGAGTTCGTGCCCAAGACGCCCGAGGAGCTGAAGCGGGCGCTGTCCGACCCGATGTGGCGCGTGTGCTCCGGCCAGCTCTACAAGATCATGGTCAAGAGCAAGGTGGGTGACAGCTCGATCATCCCCTTCCGTCCCAACCGCGCGCAGATGCGCCTCATCGGCCGGCTGTGGCACCGAAACCTGATCCTCAAGGCGCGGCAGCTCGGGTACACGACGCTCGTGTGCATCATGTGGCTGGATCACGCGCTGTTCAACTCCAACCAGCGCTGCGGGATCATCGCGCAGGACCGCGAGGCGGCCGAGGCGTTCTTCCGCGACAAGGTGAAGGTCGCCTACGACAACATGCCGCCCGCGCTGCGCCTGGCCATGCCGCTACAGCGCGACAGCGCGAGCGAGCTGCTGTTCGCGCACAACAACTCCAGCCTGCGCGTGGCGACCTCCATGCGCTCGGGCACGATCCACCGGCTTCTCGTGAGCGAGTTCGGCAAGATCGGCGCATCCGATCCGGCCAAGGCGCTGGAAGTCGTCACCGGCTCGTTGCCAGCGGTGCCGCTGGACGGCATCGCCATCATCGAGAGCACGGCCGAAGGCGCCGAGGGTGAGTTCTACAAGATGACGCAGCGCGCGCGAGAACTCGCGCAGTCGGGCCGTCAACTCAGCGAGAAGGACTTCCGCTTTCACTTCGCCGCGTGGTGGCACGAGCCCGGCTACCGCATCGTGTCGGCCGACGTGCCGATCACGCAGAAGGACGGCGAGTACTTCCACCAGGTCGAGGCCAAGACCGGCACGACGCTCGATCCGCAGCAGCGCGCGTGGTACGTGGCCACGCGCGACGCCGAGTTCTCAGGAGACCCCGAGAAGATGTGGCAGGAGTACCCGAGCACGCCAGACGAGGCGTTCCAGGCGTCCACCGAGGGCCTGTACTACGGCGAGCAGCTTGCCGACGCGCGCAAGGCCGGCCGCATCACGAGCGTGCCGCACGTCATGGGCGTCCCGGTGCACACGTTCTGGGACATCGGCAACACAGACGGAACGGCCGTATGGCTCATGCAGCGCGTGGGGTTCGAGAACCGCTTCGTCGGCTTCATCGAGGGCTGGGGCGAGCCCTACGCCTACTTCATCGAGCGCATGCAAAAGCTCGGCTACGTGTGGGGCACGCACCACCTGCCGCACGACGCCGGCCACAAGCGCCAGCAGGGCGCGCGCGTGGTGTCGGCCGAGGACGAGCTGCGCGAGTTCAAGCTCGGCGGCACCTGGATCGTCGTGCCCGCGATCGACAACGTGCTCAACGGCATTGCGATGACGCGCAAGGTCTTCCCGACGTGCTTCTTCGACGCGGCGCACTGCAAGGATGGCCTGGCGCACCTGGCAAAGTACAGGAAGACCTGGAACAAGCAGAAGGCCGGCTGGAACGCTGCCGTGCCGAGCAAGGTCGAGGGCCACTCCGAGGCCGCCGACGCGCTCAGGCAGATGGCGCAGGGCTTCCAAGCCCCTGCGATGGTCAAGACGCCGCGCAGGAGCGGCAACTGGAGGACAGCTTGAGCGAGGACATCCAACTGCTGCCGTACCAGCAGCGCGTGGTAGAGGAGAAGGCCGAGCTGGACGCGAAGATCGACCTGATCAGCTCGTTCGTGGGCTCGGACGCATTCGGCGCGCTCGAAGGCCACGACCGCACGCTGCTGCGCCGGCAGTACGGGCCGATGGTCGAGTACTCGGTGGCCCTGGGCAAGCGCATCGAGCGCTTCCGCAAGGCCGCCAAGCTGGCTGCCGCGATGCCGGCCAACTACGGAGGCACCTGGACGTGAGCAACATCTTCAGCCTGAAGGGGCAGCGCTGGGTGGAGCTGGGCGGCGAGCGCTGCTGGCTCCAGCGGGTCAAGGGCGACATCTGCGTGAGCTTGCAGTGGCTGCACGTCGGCAAGGGCGAGCCGCAGGCGTGCATGGTGCTGTTCCCGGTCACGCTCAAGATGGACGGTGGCGCCTACGCGATCCCGCAGGAGAACGCCTGGGAGTACGCAGACACGCGCGGCAACCCCACGCCGATGCTGATGACCTCGGCGATCAACGCGGCGCAGAGCATGGGCTTCTTCCCCGACCAGGCGACCGTGTTTCGGATCGTCGATGCGATCGTGGAGAACCTGCCCGACCTCGTGCGCATGCCGAGCGAGCAGCCGGCCGCGCTTGAGATCGCCGGGCCGCTCCTGGGCATCGAGGCGCGCGCCAAGGTCGACGGCCAGGTGATGCACGAGCAGGTGCTGTGATGTTCGACGTACTCGACGACAAGCCGGCCGACCCGAAGGCGATGCCTGCGGCGCTCAAGAGCGATCCCGACAGCGCGAGCGGGCCGCAAGCCGAGCTGCTGCGCCAGCGGCACGGCACGCTCATGCAGTGCCTGCGCGACGAGGCCGAGTTGCAGGCCGAAGAACGCACGCAGATGGCCATAGACGAGGACTACTACGACCACCTGCAATGGCGCGAGGAAGACGCGCAGGTGCTGATGGCCCGCGGCCAGGCGCCGCTGGTGTTCAACGAGTCGCGGCAGACCATCGACTGGATGGCCGGCATGCAAAAGCGCATGCGCACCGACTTCAAGATCCTTCCGCGCGAGGCCAACGACCAGCAGGGCGCCGAGGCCAAGACGAAGGTGTTCAAGTACGTCAGCGACGCCAACCTGGAGCAGTGGCACGTCAGCCGCGCCTACAAGCAGGCCGTGACCGGCGGGCTCGGGTGGCTGGAGGAGGGCATCAACACCGACCCGACGCAGGAGCAGATTTACGTCGGCAGCGAGGACTGGCGCAACGTGTTCCGCGACTCGCGGTGCCTGGACTTCGACATCAACCGCTCGGGTCGGTACCTGTTCCGAAAGAAGCGCACGGACCTGGACTACGCGGTGGCGCTGTTCCAGCACGCGAAGGACCACCTGCGGCAAATGTCCTCGGGCACGCTGGAGTCTCTGGACCGGCAGGACGACATCTGGTACCTTGGCGAGCGCCTGACAGGCTCGACCGATATCGGCGCGCTGTGGGACCGGCTGCCGGGCCGCTACCGCGACCGCTCGGCCTACATCGGCGGGCCAGGTGCGGCCGACCGCGGCCGGCGCCTCGCGGTGGACCTCATGGAGTGCTGGTACCGGGTGCCGCAGCCGGCGCAGTTCTTCCGCGCCGGCCCGCTGCGCGGCCAGGAGTTCGACCCGAGGAACCCGGGCCACGCGCAGATCCAGTCCGACCGCTGGGCGATCCAGCAGGCCGTGGTGATGCGCATGCGCGTGATGATCGCAACAGAGAGCGCGCCGATTTGGGACGGCAAGAGCCCGTTCAAGCACCAGTCGTTCCTTCTGGTGCCAGTGTGGGGCTACCGGCGCGGGCGCGACGGCATGTGCTACGGGCTCATGCGCGGCATGCGCGACCTCAACGACGACATCAACAAGCGCGCTAGCAAGTCGCTGCACGCGGCGTCGTCCAACCGCATGACCTACGAGAAGGGCGCCTTCGACGACCCGGAGCAGGCGCGCGAGGAAGCGGCTCGTCCGGACATGGCGCTGGAGGTGAATGGCAGCCTACAGCGCGTGCGCTTCGAGAAGCCGTCCGCGGACATGCAGATGAACATGGAGCTGCTGTCCTTCGACCGCGAGATGATGCGCAACGTCGGCGGCGTCACGCAGGCCAATCTCGGGCAGGACAGCCGCGCTATCAGCGGCAAGGCGATCGGCTTGCAGCAGGACCAGGGCAGCCTCACGACGAGCGAGCTGCCAGACAACCTGCGCCTGGCGCGCCAGATCGCCGGCCGGCTGCGACTGGCGCACATCGAGCAGTTCATGACCCAGCCGCAGGTGATTCGCATCCTCGGGGACGCCTCGCCGATCGAGTGGATGCCGGTAAACCAAGAGCAGCCAGACGGCTCGGTGCTCAACGATCTGGCCGCCTCGCAGGCGGACTTCATCATCGCCGAGCGCGACTACCGCGAGTCCTTCGCGCAGGCCGCGATGGAAGAAATGATGGAGCTGCTTGGCAAGATCGCCACCTACGCCCCGCAGGTGGTGATGAACGTGCTCGACCTCGTGGTCGACTCGGCCGAGATCAGGAACAAGGACGAGTGGGTGGCGCGCATCCGCGCGCTCAACGGCCAGCGCGACCCCACCAAGCGCCCGACGCCAGAGGAGCAGCAGGCGCAGGCCGAGAAGGACGCCATCGCCAAGGAGCAGCAGCAGCTCGGCATGGAGCAGTTGCGCCTGTCGCTGGAGGAGCTGCGCGCCAAGATCGGCAAGCTCGACACCGAGGCGCTGCTCAAGCGCGTGGAGTCGATGTATTCGGCGCTCCAGGCCGCGCAGATCGTCGCGCTCACGCCCGGCGTGGCGCCGGTGGCCGACACGATCGCCGCGGGCGCCGGCTTCAAGGACCAGGGCGGGCAAGACCCAAACATCCCGGCTCCGGCCGGCGGCGTGCCCGGCGTGGCGCCGGGGCAGCCTGGCCTGCCCGGCAACCAGGTGAACCCGGATCGCGCCGCCACCACCGAGGGCGCACCGCTGCCAGACACCGCGCATGGCCTGGACGGCGTGCGCGGCGGCATCCAGACACCTACTGGCGCCGACAACGGCCCGGCCGTGTGACCACCAGAGCAACTTTCACCAGGGGACCATCGACGTGCTACTCGACACCATCCAAGAGGCCGACCTCACCACGCTCAAGGCCGCCGGCTACACCGAGGACGACCTTCGCCACCTGGCCGACACCGAGGTGCAGGCGCTGCTCGAAGGCAGCCGCGATGAAGCGGCCGGCGCTGCCGACGCGGCCGATGATGCTGCTGCCGATGCTGCTGCCGCTGGCGGCGCGGCCGACGACAAGGCCGACGAGGCTGCGGCCGCTGCTGCTGACGCCGGCAAGGCGTCCGAGCAGGCGCCTAGCGACAACGCGCGACCGTTCGTGCCCCAGTACACGGCGCAGGTGCCAGACGGCTCAGTGGACAAGATCAAGGGGCTGAAGGACGAGGAGCGCGCAGCATTCAAGCGGCTCATGGACGGCGAGATCGACGCCGACGAGTACCAGACGATTCGTGACCGCACCGAGGCCGAGGCCGACGACCTCAAGGCCACGGTGATGAAGGCGCGCATCTTCAAGGACGTGAACGAGCAGAACCAGGCGCAGCAGGCCGAGCGCGAGTGGAAGACCGCGCAGGACTCGTCGATGGCGCAGTTCAAGGGCGAGGGCATCGACTACATGGGCAAGCCCGCGCTGCTTGCCGCCTACAACACGCACCTGAAAGCGCTGGCCGCGGACCAGAAGAACGAGAACCGCGACGCGCAGTGGTTCCTCACCGAGGCGCACAAGCTCACCAAGGCCGACCTCGGCATCGGAGCGGCTACTGCTGGCGGCGGAAATTCTGGTGCTGGCGCCAGAAATGCACCAACCAAGGTCGTTGACGATGCGGAAATCCCACCTAGCCTTCGCGGCGTCCCCGCCTCGGCGACGAGCGCGGTCAACACGGACGAGTTCGCGCACCTTCGGGCACTGATGGATGGTGATCCGATCGAGTTCGAGCGAGCTGTGGCCAGGTTGACCGACGCGCAGCGCGACAGGTGGATGGCGGCGTGAAGACAGCGGGCCATACGTGGTTCGGTGACGTGCGGGTGGGCGAGCAGTTGTCCATCGGCGGCGGTATCCGGCTGCGTGTGGAGCAGAAGTCGGGCCAACTGGCCCGGATCAAGCTGGAGTTCACGCAGCCGACCACGGTCGAGCGAGTCGAACCAGGTATGGCCGCGATCGCGCGCCGAGGTGTGGAGGCTCAGCGGGTGCCTTAGAAATCCCGCGTCGATGGCCGCGCAGTAGTGCAGCCCTGCAACAAACCGTTGAAGGAGCACTACAGTGTCTGTCACCAAGTTCGGGGTCAACGACCCCCAGGAAGTCAAGAAGTGGGGAACCGACCTCGCTGTCGCCGTCAACCGCGAGTCCTACTTCGCGGCGAACATGATGAGCGAGAGCAAGCGCGCCCGCACGCCGATTCAGGTCCGCACCGAGCTGGAGAAGGATGCCGGCCTGGAGGTCACCGTCGATCTGCTCATGCCGATGAGCATGGAGCCGGTGGTCCAGGAGAAGCTCGAAGGCCGCGGCCAGAGCCTGAAGTATTACACCGACAAGCTGCGCATCGAGCAGGTGCGCGGCGCGGCCTCGGCCGGTGACCGGGTGACCAACAAGGCGACGCTGCGGAACCTCCGCGAAGACGCCAAGACGGTGATGAAGGACTGGTGGGCTCGCCTGATGGACGAGCTGTTCTTCTTCTACCTCTCGGGCACCACGTCCACGGCCGGCACGGGCTACCTGTGGACCGGCTCGAACAAGATGTTCGGCGTCAACGCCGTCACCGCGCCAGACGCAAAGCACCAGGTGTACGGCGGAACGGCCACGGCCAAGAACAACGTCACGACCTCCGACGGCTTCGATCTGCGCCTGATCGACCGCTGCGTGGCCAAGGCCGAGACGATGGGCGGAGATGGCACCGACGAGCTTTCGATGGTCCCCGTGAACATTGATGGCAAGAAGTGCTACGTGATGCTGATGCACGTGTTCCAGTACGACGCCATGAAGTCCAACACCAGCACGGGCCAGTGGCTGGACATCCAGAAGGCGGCCGCCGCGGCGACGGGCTCGGGCTCGCTGCTGTTCAAGAACGCCGCTGGCATGTACGCCGACTGCGTGATCCACAAGCACCGCAACGTGCTGCGCTTCGCCGACTACGGCGCGGGCGGCAACGTGGCCGCGGCGCGCGCGCTGTTCCTCGCGTCGCAGGCCGCGGGCATCGCCTACGGCTCGGCCGGTGGCATGGGCACGCGCTACCGCTGGACCGAGGTGATGACCGACCACGAGGACCAGGTCGAGATCGGCACGCACTGCATCTTCGGCGCGAAGAAGATGACCTACAAGAACAAGGCCGGCACGGTCACGCGGGACTTCGGCGTGTTCGCCGTGGACACCTACTGCAAAGACCCGACCTGAGCTGAGCAGGCCCCGCACCCGCAAGGCGGCGGGGCCTGCGCTCAGAGGGCCTTCAGGACCAACCTCAAACTCGTAAGGAGCCCATCGTGGCCAAGTTCCAGACCAAGTGCTTCCTCGACCAGCGTCCGCTGGTCCTGCCCGACGATGCTTCCGTGGAGTACACCCCGGTGGACATCGAGTTCCCCGCCACCGCGCCGGGTACCGGCGACCTCATCGAGCTGTGCAAGATCCCGCCCGGCAACAAGGTGACCGATTGGGCGATCGTGTGGCCCGACATCGACAGCAACGGCACGCCGCTGTGCGCCTTCTCGCTGGGCGTGGAGAACGCTGGCGGCACCGACCTCGGCTCCGAGGTGTGGGTGACCGGCCTGCAAGGCGGCCGCACGGGCGCCGTTGACCGCAACGCCACGTCGGCGGCCTACCTGGGCGACTCGACGGTGGAGCGGGCCATCGCGCTCAAGTGCACGGCCGCCGCGGCGACCTACGACGGCGCCACCAAGAAGGGCGTGCTGCTCCTGGCCCTCCAGGGCTGACGCGCGCTAGGCCGGGCGCCCCGTGGTGCCCGGCCTGTCCCTTTCCACCCAGCAGGAGACACACCAGTGACGGTCCTTCATGCCTTCCCCCGCGTGGCCGAGGCCACGTTCGAGCTTCCGCAGTTCGGCCTGAACCTCAAGTTCAAGCCAAACGCCGCCGGCCACGTCGTGTGCGACGTTGGCGACGAGCTCGCCATCGAGCTGCTGCTGCGCCAGGAGGACCACTTCCGCGTCTACGATGACCAGGGCGGCAAGAAGGCGCCGCGCGCGGCCAAGCGCGTCGATGCGCAGCCGGCCAGCGACCCGGCCGCGGACTACGTGCTCGTCTCTGGCGACGACAAGCTCGACCTGCGCGAGCTGGACGACGACCAGCTCCGAAAATTCGCAGCGGCCAACGAGATCGACCTGGCGCCCACCGATGCCGGCGACTCGCTGCGCGACAAGATCGTCGCCGCGCTGCGACTGCCGGCCAAGGACTGAGCCGTGATCTCCTCGATCACCGTCAAGGACTGCATCTGGCGCGTCGGCGTGCTGCTGAGCGACGTGGCGCCCCAGTACACGCGCTGGTCCGAAGCGGAGATCGTCAACTACGTCAACGATGGCCAGCTCGCCATCGTCAAGTTCTTGCCCGCGGCCTGCGCGCGCATCGACGCGATCAAGCTCAAGCCCGGCACGCGCCAGAGCATCGAGCAGATCGCCGCGGCCGACTGCAAGCCCGGCGACGGCTCCACGCCTGCCGCGCCGATCCTGGGCACACAGTTGCTGGACGTGATCCGCAACATGGGCGCCGACGGGCTCACGCCAGGCAACCCGGTGCGGCTCATCCCAGACGGGCGCGAGACGCTGGACGTGACCAGCCCATCGTGGCACACGGTCACCTCCCAGCAGGTCGCGCACTACATCTTCGACCCCCGCGCGCCGACGCACTTCTACGTGTCGCCGGGCGTGCCGGCGAGCCCCGCCGTGTGGGCCGAGTTGATGTTCGCAGCGCAGCCGCTGAAGGTGCCGCCGGGCGGCGTGCCGGGCTCGCCCGTCTACGCGATCGACGGCGCGAGCGCGCTCAAGCTGAGCGTGTCCGATGAGAACGTCGACGACTTGGTGAACTACGTCGTCGCGCGCTGCTACATGAAGCAGAGCAACGCCGGCTCGCAGGATCGCGCCGCCCACTTCACGGGGCTGTTCACCGGTTCGCTGAACGCGCGCGTGCTGGCGCTCACGGGCAACAACCCGAATCTGAAGCGGCTGCCCTTCGCGCAAACGCCCATCGGGCAGGCGTCGTGAGCACATGGAGCCCATCCGCCTTGGCCCGTTCCTCGGTGCCAACAAGACGCTCGCGCTTAGGCTGCTGCCGGCAACCGTCGGCGCGGACTCGGTGAACCACCGGCCCGACAAGGGCGATCTGCGGCCGTGGAAGGCGCCGCTCGCGGTCAAGACGGGCGTGTCAGCGTCGGTCAAGACGCTGGCGATCCTGCCGCGCGACGACGCGGGCGACACGATCTACTGGCTCGTCTGGACGAGCGTGGTGCACGCCGTGCGCGGGCTGCTGGCCGAGGACACCACGCAGCGCGTGTACTACAGCGGCTCGGGCGCGCCCAAGGTCACCGACAACGTGATGGGCCTGGCCGGCGAGCCGTACCCGACCGCCTACCGCGACCTGGGCATCCCCAAGCCGCTCACCAAGCCCACGGTCAGCGAGACGACGGCGGGCACGGGCGACGACAAGACCGTGTACTTCGCCTACGCCTACGTGAGCGACTGGGGCGAGATCGGCATGCCGCAGTTGAGTGACCCGTTCACCTGCAAGCCGGGCGCCGAGCTGGTGCTGTCGAACCTGGCGCTGCCGCCATCCGGCCCCGGCGAGAACCGCGGCATCGACCGCATCCGCATCTGGCAGACGGTGAGCGGCAACAGCAGCTCGTCCTTCTACTTCCTCGCCGACCGCACGCCGCCGGCCATCTCGACGACGGTGATCGAGGGCACGACCGGCGACGACGCGCTGCCCTCGGCCACCTGGGCGATGCCGCCCGCTGATCTGAGCTGCCTCACGGGCCTGTGGAACGGCATCATGGCCGGCATCAGCGGCAACGCGGTGCGCTACTGCGAGCCGTTCAAGCCCTACGCCTGGCCGGCGGCCTACGAGACGCTGTGCACGGACAAGCCGATCGCGCTCGGCGTGTTCGACAAGGGCCTGGTGATCGCCACCACCGGCCGGCCGCGCCTGGTCTACGGCACCGTCCCCGAGGCGATGGACGACGCGCCGATCGAGCTGCTGGCCGCGTGCGTGTCGGTGCGCTCGATGGTGTCGCTCGGCCATGGCGTGTGCTGGGCCACGCCCGACGGCCTGGCCTACGTCGGCAGCAACGGCGCGCCGCGCCTGCTCACGGCCAACTGCATGACGGTCGACGACTGGCAGGCGCTCAACCCGAGTTCGATCGTCGGCGCGCAGTTCAAGGGCCGCTACTTCGGCTTCTACGACGACGGCAGCGGGATCAAGGGCTTCATGGTCGACCCTGGCAACCCGGACGGCATCTACTTCCTCGCGATCGGCTACTCGGCGGCGCTGTTCGACCCGCTCGGCGAGCGTCTGTACGTGCTCGACGGCACGACCATCAAGCAGTTCGACGGCGGCGCCACGCCGATGACCGCGAGCTTCAGGAGCAAGGTCTTCAGGCTGCCGGCGCCCGACAACCCGGGCGCGGCCGAGGTTATCGCCGACGCCTACCCGGTGGGCCTGAAGGTGTGGGCCGGCGTGCACGGCGGCGAGGACGGCTGGCCGGCGGGCTCGCTGCGCGCCGACATCACGGTCACGAGCCGTGATCCGTTCACGCTGCCTGGCGGTTACCTCGCCGATGACCTCCAGTTCGAGGTGCGCAGCACCAAGCCAGTGCAGGGCGTCGTCATCGCGGCCACCTTCGACGAGCTGAAGGTCACATGAGCGATCGGCTGCGCGACATCCCCAAGCTCGCGCGTGATGGCCGCAACCTGCAAGCGGCCTTCGACGCCGTGCAGGAGGCGTTGCAAACATTCCGCGGCTACCGCGGCGACCCTCTGGACCGAGCGCTCACGCTGCGCGATGTGGCTGGTGGACAGATCGCGTTTGGCAATGGTGTTGGAGGTGGCGTTCAAGGTCCGGTTGGACCTCCAGGCCCAGCAGGACCGCCAGGAGGTGAGTACACGCCGGACCTAACTGCGCCTCCAACAGCAACAGGTCTTGTGCTGACGGCCGGCCTGAGCTACCTATACATCCAGTGCGACGCACAGGTCTATACGCAGGGGCACGGGCACGACCGCACGGTGGTCTATGGTGCCAAGTGGCCGACTGGCGAAGCAGATCCGACATTTGCATCGGCCGTGCAAATGTTCGACTTCAAAGGCACATTCTCGGCATATCCGACTGACCCTGGAACTCGCTGGAAGGTATGGATCAAGTGGAGGTCGATGGATGGCGTGCTCTCTGTTGCGCCTTCGTTGCCAGCCGTAGCGACCACTGGCCAGGACGTAAGCAAGCTGCTGGAGGTTCTGAGCGGCCAGATCACAGAGAGCCAGCTCTACGCGGCGCTGAACGCGCGCATCAATCTCATAGACGCTCCATCCGGCACCTCGGGCAGCGTCAACGCGCGCATCCTTGCTGAGCAGACCGCCCGCACATCGTCCTACTCTGCGCTGGCGAGCGACATCACGACTCTGTACGCATCGGCGGCCAGCAACGCTTCAGGAGTATCCACAAACGCCGCAGCGATCTCGAACGAGGCCACCGTGCGCGCAAACGCAGACACGGCGCTGTCGAACACAATCACGACGGTGCAGGCCACGCTCGGCTCCGACATCTCGGCGGCCGTCGCGGTGGAGGCGAGCGCTCGCGCAGCCGTCGATGGGCACCTGGCGGCCCAGTACACGGCCAGGATGCAGATCACGCAGGACGGCCGTACTGTGGTTGGCGGATTCGGTGTCACCGGAACGAGCGGAGGCACAGAGGGTCCGACCATCGACGTTGGTGTGATCGCCTCCAAGTTCTGGATCGGACCACTCAACGGTGCTGCGCCCGGCGTGACCTCGATCGTGCCATTCGTCGTGCAAACCTCCGATGAGATCGTCAACGGCGTAGTGATTCCAAAGGGCGTCTACATTGACGCTGCCTATATCAAGAATCTATCGGCGATGGTGGCACGGCTTGGCAATGCGTGGATCGACGACGCGAAGATAGCCAGCCTGAGTGCAGAGAAAGTCACCTTCGGCACGATGTCAGGGAATCGCATCGCTGTCGACACGCTGAATGGAAATCGCATCCTGGCGCAATCTATAGACGCGGGAAAGATCGACACCAGAGGGCTGACGATCAAGGACGCGAGCGGCAACATCATCTTCGGCTCCGGTGCCGGGATTGATCCTTCGTCTTACATGAGCGTCCCGAACGCCTGGAAGAACTCCAACGTAACGGTTGGCGCTGACGGGACGCTGTACGGCGCAGGCGGTGGGAAAGTGACGATCGGCGGCCTGGGCTACAGCGGTGCAATGGACGCCACCAAAGGCGCCACGATTGGCGCCGACCTGTACGGGCAGATCAACAGTGGCAACGTCGGAACTTACATCGCCGACGCCACGATCTTGGCGGCCAAGATCGCCAGCTTGAGTGTGGGTCTGATGTCCACCGCGATCAACGGCGGCGCCGCGAGCGGCGCTCGCGTGGAGATGGCGTCAAACGTCGTGCGTGTGTATGACTCCAGCAACGTGCTGCGGGTCAAGATCGGAAACCTCTCGTAATGGCTTTCGGAGTTCAAGTCTTCGATGGGGCTGGCGCTCTTACGTGGGACTCCAGCGCGGCTCCGGGCGGCGTCGTCGCCGACAGCCGCGAGATCCCAAGCGGTTGGTCTGGGAGCTTCACGTACCCTGACTTCGCTGGCTTCGTGGCTCAGTTGGTCAACGTTTGCGATACGCGCCCGGCGACGATCACGACTGACATGGCGCTCGGGTATCCGCGCGTGAACGTGACGAGCGCGGCGATTGTCGGCAGACGCTTCGTGCTGGCAGTGGCGTGACATGGGCTTCGGGTTTCGCGCGTTCAACACCACGCCGGGTTGGCTCACGCTGTCGTCGGACGGCACGACCTACGGCTACATCGGCAAGGCGACCTACGTGTCGACAACACCTGCCGGGACCAGCCACATCTGGTCCTTTGGGGGCTACAGCACCTTCGTAGTCAGTTGGCCAGCCGACATCATCGTCGCGGTGTCCGTTACCAAGAACACCGGCGGCACGCGGTTGGAGTCGATGCAGTATTCGGGCGGGACGTGGACGATCAAGGTCTACAGCGGCCTGAACACGTCGAACAGCCTCGGGTTCTTCGACCAGGACACGTCGGTTGAGGTGTTTTGCTGGGGGCGTCCGATATCGGTGTCCGGCTTCGGGATGGCCATGTACGACTCTTCCGGCGCGTTGTCGGCCGACTTGTCGAGGCCGCCTCTGGTCTTCAACTACAGCATCGCTCAGGGTGCTGGCGCTACAAGCTCGTGGATTCCTGCGTACACCAAGCTCGCGGTCATCGGCATGCCAGACTACATGGAGCAGTTCACGTCGTACAGATCCGGGGCGAAGTGGATCAACGCGCACAACCTCGGTGCGTGGCTGTGGAACGGCTCCGGCGGCAGCAGTCTCGATCGCGTGCAGCGCCAGGTCGAGTATTGGGAGGACGACGGCGGCATCACCCCGAGCGTCGATACCGGCACCTGCAGCGCGCTGCTTATCGAAGCCTCCGGGCTCACCTGAATCATGCCAATCAGCAAGACGATCACCAAGCCCAACGGGGCGTCGATCGAGTTTCACAAAGCGGTGTCCGCGGCGGTGGACTACCGTAGCGGAACGGCCATCGTTCAGGTTGCGAGCTGGCCCAACGCCGAGTCGCACGACGCTAACAGCTCGCTCGATTGGATGCAGCCAGTCGCGGTGCAGGTCGCGGCCTTGTCAGACATCGACGCGCACCTCACAACTTCGCAAGACAGTCCTTTTGTCGGTGGCACCGTCGTACCGGACTCGTCCGAGAGCCTCGAAGCGAGAAAGGCCCGCAAGTGGGCGCAGATCAAGTCCGAACAGCGCACACGTGAAACGCTCGCTGGAGAGCTGGTGTCGCCAGCGCTCGACTCCGACGTGTCGTCGCAGGGGCGCATCACTTCGACCGCGGTCATCCTGCTTGCGGCGCCCGGCGTCGCAAGCTTGGAATTCACGTGCAAAGACAATGTGCGCAGGTCGTTTGCACGCGCCGACTTCATCTCTGCGGCGCTGACCGTCGGAGCGGCGGTACAGGCCCTATACACGACGGCCAGCGCGCTGCGCGCCGACATAGAGGCGGCGACGACAGTGGCCGAGATCGATGCCGTCGAGTGGCCGCAGTGAGGTCTGCCCGCTTTGCGCAGGGCCGCATCGGCTGAGCCGGTGTCCGCGGTGGCGATGTGGGAGGGCGGGTTTGCCGCCTACGTTAGTTGACTTCGCCAGAGTCTGTCATACGGTAGTGGTAGGCGGAAAGTGCGGACTTCCCGCAGTACACGGCTCAGCCCGGCGGGCAAGGAGGATGATATGGCGTATGGCAATCAGACTCCAATGCTGGATGGCAGTGGCGCGCTACCAGCGGGGTTCATGACGCGCACGTCGCCAGAATACAAGCGTTGGTTGTACGACCGGAGCCAGGAGGACGCCAGCTCTGAAACCGGCAACCGCGGCAGCATGCGCATAGACGGGCTGTCAGGAGCGAATATCTACGCCGGCCAGGGCAAGCTCGCAGGGGCCGCGGACTTCGCGTGGAACCCAGACTCATACGAGGTCCAGGGCATCGACGCGCAGGGGCGCCCGATCGAAGGGCAGCGCTTCTCGCACCAGACCAACGACACAGATGTTTTTCTCGCGGGCCTAGCGGCGCTCGGTGGCGTCGGGCTGTATGCGGGGCTTGGCGCTGGCGCTGGGGCGGCCGCTGGAACCGGCTCCGGAGCCGTCGGCTCCAGTGGGCTGTACAGCGGGCTGGCTGGAGCAACGACAGGCGCGGAGGCTGCCGGCGGCATCGGTACGCTATCGGCAGGCGGCGTGGGCGGGGCAATTGCTCCTGTCGCCAGCATCGCGGGTGGCGCGTCCACAGTCGCGCCAATGACAACGATCCCCTCACTTGCCGCAGGCGGCGTGGCATCCTGGCTGCCGGCGGCGGCTCAGATAGGCTCTGGCGTGATCGGCGCCGTGGCGGCCGACAGGGCGACGAGCAAGCAGCAAGATGCGGCGAACCGCGCAACGGACGCGGCGAGTGCGGCGGCGGCGCGCGCCGAGGCGATCGAGCGCGAGCAACTGGACTTCACGAAGCAGCAGTACGCAGATGCGCAGCCGTGGCGCGATGCTGCATCGAAGACAGCGCAGGAAGCGGCCGAAGAGCAACTTGCGCAGATGCGCAAGTCCGGTCAGTTGTCCGACGAGTACGCCGACTACTACCGCAAGACGTTCATCCCTCTCGAACAGGGCATCGTGTCCGACGCCCAAGGCTACGACACGCCCGAGAGACGGAAGGCAGCGGCAGAGCGGTCGATTGCCGATGTCAATTCCGCATGGCAGGCCAATCAAGCGGCGACGGCACGCGCCCTCGCCGCCAATGGAATCAATCCAGGTAGCGCGCGCTACATGGCCGCGATGGCGGGCCAGGATGTGGGTGCGGCATCGGCTGCGGCGGGTGAAGCGAACCGCGCGCGGCTTGGCGTGGAGGCGACTGGCTTCGCGCGCAAGATGGATGCCGCATCGCTTGGTCGCAACCTTCCGAGCAACCAAAACGCAGCCGTGCAGACAGGTGTCCAGGCCGGGACGGCGGCTGCCGGAACGTCTAGCACCGCGCTTGGCGCCCAGAACTCTGGTGTCTCGGCGATGCAGGCTGGCTACGGCGGGCTGTCTGGTACGTATGCGCGCAACGCGGCGATCTACAACGGCGTAGCCAACAGCGCACAACAGACGGCAAACCAGCAGGCGCAGATTTGGGGCAACCTCGGAAGCGTGATTGGCCGAGGCGTCGGCGCGTACTACGGCATTCCGCAGATCACGTCGGACAAGCGGCTCAAGGACAACATCAAGGACGCGCCTGACATCAGCCCGGAGCAGGCAGCCGATGCAATCGACTCCATCCCGGTCAAGCAGTGGACGTACAACCCTCGCAAGATGGCCGAGGCAGGAATCCCGATCGGGCCCCAAGAGCGCGGCACGCAGATCGGGCCGATGGCGCAGGACGTGCAGGATGTCCTTGGAGACGAAGCAGCCCCTGGCGGCACGTCATTGAGCCCGGTGACGATGAACGGAATCACGATGAAGGCGCTTCAGGGCGTCAATGCCAAGGTGGACAAACTTGGCAAGGTGGTTGACAAACTGGCCGCGCGCATCGGCAGTGGCCGTGTGCAGATCAAGGGGGCGTGATGTCGGCAATTGCATTTCTTGCCGGCATGGGCGCCGGGTATCTTGACCAGAATGAGGCCAGTCGGCGCGCCGCCATCGAAGCAGCGCGAGAGCGCAGGCAGCAAGAGGAGCACGATGCAAACAAGCGTGTGCGTGATGCGCAGATGCGCGAGTTGCAGCTCCAGGAGGCGGCCGCGAAGAAGGTAAGGGAGGCCGCAGCGCCACTGCCGATCACGGAGGACACACTTGCCGGGCCGGTGCAGGAAGACGCCGCTCCGATGCCGACCGTCTACAAGGTAGGAGCCAGGACGTTCGCAGAGCGAGGTCTTGCAGAACAGGCCGCCACTGACCAGCAGGCGCGACAAGCGCGCGTGCAGGCGGCGTATGACGAGACTGACCCATCGAAGGGCCAGCAGTTCCGCGCTGCAAGCACACAGGCGTCTCTACACGAGGCGCTGGCCAAGGCGCAAGTGCAAGCGCTCGTGCGAGAGGGCGTCGTCGCTTCCTTGTCGGCAGCAGCAGGTGGGGCGGACGCAAAGACGATCGAGGGCATCTACAACGCCAACGGCACGACGAAGATCAGCAACGTGGTTGTCGAGCCGTACACGATCGACGATCCGGTGCTCGGCAAGGTGCAGACGGCACGCATGCAGGGTCAACTCGACAACGGGCAAGTTGTGAACTTCGGCGATGTGCGCAAGTCATCGCTGATGCTGATGGATGCAGCAAAGCGCTTGGGGATCGAAACGCAGCTCGCGCACGTCGGCATAGCCAAGCAGCAAGCCAACACGCAGGAGCAGTACAGGATCGATCAGGCAGAGAACATGCGGCAGCAGCGCTTGCTGCAAGCCCGCCAGCTCGACCTGGAGAGCAAGAAGATCGACGCTCTGATCGCCAAGCAGGGCAAGCCAGGCGGCCCGATCCAGATCACGCTCAAGGACAAGCGCGACTTCGAGAGCGACCTGAGCGGCTACATCAAGGACCAGTTCCCGGTCAAGGATGGCTCCGACCAGAAGGAGCGAGACGCGGTGGCGCAGTCCGCCAACAAGGTGCGCGCAGCCGGCTCGACGCTGTTCGAGACGAACGCCTCGCTCGGAATCCCCGTGACCGCGGGCACCGCGATCGAGGCGATGAAGCTCGCCTCGGACAAGAAGAACGTGCGCATCATGCAGGTGAACGGCCGCAGCTACGAGGGCGTGATCGTCAACGGACAGCCGATCATCACCTCCGGCGAGGTGCGGCCCAAGGAGCCAGGCGCGCGAGTGGCGCCCGGTACTCCGGCCGCCAGCATCGCATCTGCGCCTACCGGCAGCGTCGCATGGGACGCCAGCACCGGCAGGTGGACGGCAGCGGGCGCTGCCGCGCGCGGCGTGCAGCCGCCTGCACCGCAGGAAGCTTCGGTGGACCCGGCAGCCGCAACGCGCGCCAAGCTCGACGCCGTGCTCGCGCCTCTCAACGAGCAGGTGCAGCAAGCCGCGCAGCGCGCCGCCGCTGCGGCATCCTCTGGCGACCGCAACGCGCTGGCACTGTACGTCCGGGAGTTGGACGCGGCCCGTGAGCGCCGCAAGATCGAAGCCATCCGCCAGTCAAGTCGATCCGAGGCAGATCAGTACCTCGCCGCACTTCAGTACTGAAGCAACATGCCACAGCCAACGCATCAGAAGCTCGGCGTGCCTGTGACCCCCGGCGCGCTGGTCGTCACTAACGACAACCCAGACGATTACACGGGCGCGAGCTTCATCGAGCGCGCCGAGAAGCCCAAGGAGGAAGAAAAGCCCTCCGGCTTCATTCGTCGCGCGGCCGACTACGCGCTCTCGGGCTTGCAAGGCATGATCGGCGTGCCGCAGGCGGCCGTCGGCCTGGCCGACCTGGTGACGGGTGGCAACGTCGGCAAGGCGCTGGAGAACGAGGGCGGCTCCTGGGGCTTCCGGCCCGACGAGGCCAACGCCTACCTCGAAGGGCTCAAGTCACCTGAGCAGCAGGCGGCAAACCGCAAGGTGCACGAGGCATCAGTCGGTGAGCCCGGCGACAGCCAGGATTTGCTCTCGCGCATCGGCCGCGTGGGCGTCGCCGCGATCGAGAACCCGTCCGTCGTCGCGCACAGCGTCGTGCAGTCGCTGCCTTCGATGGCCGCGGGCGGCTTGGTCGGCCGTGGCGTGCTGAGCGCCGCGCTCACGCAGGGCGAGCGCGCCGCTGTCGCCGCGCTGCCGGCCGCGCAGCGCGCCGGCGCCGTCGCTGCGGCCTCGCCGAGGCTTTCCGGCGTGGCCGGCGGCATCGGCGAGGGTGTGGTCACGATGGGCCAGCAGGCCGAGCAGGTTCGCACCGACGAGGCCAACCCGAGCCGGCTGCTGTCGCCCACTCAGGCGCTGCTGGCCGGAGGGTCGGGCGCGGTCACGGGCGCGATCGGCATGGTGTCTGGCAAGCTCGCGCAGCGCCTTGGAATCGAGACGCCGGAGAACCTGCTCGCGGGCGTGCACGCCGACCCGGTGGCCAAGGCGAGCCTCGTGCGCCGCGTGATCGGCGGCGCCGTCACCGAGGGCGTGCTCGAAGAACTCCCGCAGTCGGTGCAGGAGCAGGTGGCGCAGAACATCGCCACAGGCCAGCCGTGGGACAAGGACGTGGACCAGCAGGCCGTGCTCGGCGCGCTGGCTGGCGCCGCGATGGGTGCAGGTGCTCAGGCGTTCCACAAGGTTCCCGATGTCGGCCCGCTGTCGCGAGCGGCCAACCTCGCCGCCGATGGCGTCGCTCCGGCCACGCCGCCGGCACCTGCCGGCCCGACGCCCAACGCGCCGGTCACGCTGACGCCCGAGCAAGAGGACGCACTCAAGGCGCACGCCAACGAGCGCGCTCGCGTGCTCGAAGAAAAGGCCAGCGGCACCAAGGACAAGACCGTCACCGGCCCCGGCGGGCAGAAGGTCGTGATCCCTGGCAAGCACAAGGAGTTTCTGAGCCCCGCTGAGCAGGCCGAACTGAAGTTCCTCAAGGAACACGGCGGCGACGTGCAGGGCCTGGCGCGCGCCTACGGGCCGCTCGACACCACGGCGCCTGGAGCGCAGCCCGCGCCGCCCGCGCCGCCGCCGCTGTCGGGCGAGGTGCCTGCGATCGACGAGGACGCGGTCATCGCGCGCATGGAGCGCGAGCAGCGGCGCCTGGAAGGCGAGGCCGCCGGCCGCGCGCGCGCTGGCGCGGGCGAGGACGAGCTGGGCGTCGTGTCGGGCAAGCCGCAGACGCAGAAGCCCGAGCCGGCCGAGTCGCCGGCACCGGAAGCACCGCAAACGCCGGCCGTGGCCGATGCGCCCAAGCTCGACGACATCGAGCCGGCGCACCAGGACGACATCCTCAACCCGCAGGGCCAGCCGTTCAAGGAGCGCTTCGCCGCGAAGCGCTCCGCCACGCGGCTGCCCGACCCGAGCAACTACCAGATCGTGCAGGTGCAGGGCGGCTACGCGCTGCGCCGCGTGGCAGGCGATGAAGGAAAGACCAGCGGAACGCAGCCGGAGCAACGAGGACAAGCCGGGACGGCGCAAGCGCCGACGCCAGCGGGAGCTGATCGAGCAGCAGGACAGCCCGCCGTTCCCGCTGCCGCCGCCCCCGCCGCCGATGAAGCCGGAGGGGTGACCTCCGAAATCCTCGACAGCGACATCCTCAACCCCAAGGGCGCCCCCTTCAAGGAGAAGGGGGCGGCGCTAGTGGCGCAGAAGAAGAACCCCGGCAGCACGCTCGTGCAGGTTGTCGGTGGATGGGTCGTGCGGCCGCAGCCCAAGACGCTCGGGCCGGCGCCGATCGATGCTCAGCCGGCCGGCACGCGCGGCACCAACGCCGAGGATGTGGCGCGGTCACTGTCCTCGGAGGACAGTGAGAATACCCCGCCCACCATCGACGAGGGTGCGCACGGCGCCTCCACGTCGCCCGAGAACGATCTGCTGGAGCCCACCGACGCGCAGAAGAAGGCGGGCAACTACCAGAAGGGCCACGTCAGCCTCAACGGCCTGGACCTGAGCATCGAGAACCCATCCGGCAGCGTGCGCAGCGGCATGGACCGCGACGGCAAGGCGTGGAGCAACACGCTCCAGCACCACTACGGCTACATCAAGGGCACGGTCGGCAACGACAAGGATCACGTCGACCTGTTCGTCAAGCCGGGCACGCCGCTGGACTACAGCGGACCGGTGTTCGTGGTCGACCAGGTGCACCCGGACACGGGAAAGTTCGACGAGCACAAGGCGCTCGTGGGCTTCGACACCGAGCAGGAGGCGCGCGACGCCTACGCGGCCAACTACGCCAAGGACTGGAAGGGCCTCAAGTCGATCACGTCGATGCCCTTCGACGAGTTCAAGAGCTGGGTCAAGGACGGCCCGAAGAACAAGCCGCTCGCCGAGGAAGCGTCGCCTCCGGGCGGCGAGGAGCCGGCCACGCCGCCGGCCGCGCCTCAGACGCCCACGCCGGCTGGCACCGGCCCGGAATCGGACCTTGCCCAACCTGGAGCGCAAGAAGACAATGAGCCCGCAACCCAACCCAGCGATGCAGCCCCTGTACCGACCGGAGAGCTACCCGACCGAGGTCAAGTTGGCGCTGGACCGCATGCCGCCTCTCGCGGTGGAGATCGCAAACAGGTGGATGACGGGGTGGCCCAAGAGGGTCAAGGCCCTGCTGCAAGCGAACCTGTACTTGCAAGTGCTCAAGGAGCAGGAGACGCAGGAGCGCGAAGCGCTGTCCAACCCAGGCAACAGCCATCTGGCGAGGCACGAGATCGCGCAGGAGTACGGCCTGAGCCTGGAGCCACCGGAGCTGTAGACCCGGCCACGTCGCAGACCAGCGACAAGCCCGCGCTCGACCACGACATCGACGCCGACGAGATCGGCAAGGGCGGCCTGCGCGCGAAGTACCGCGACAACGTGGCGGCCATCCGCATCCTCAAGGCAATGGAGGCCGAGGGCCGCGTGGCGACGCCGGACGAGCGCCGGCAGATCGCCCGCTACGTCGGATGGGGCGCGCTCAAGGGCGTGTTCGACCACGAGAACAAGCAGTGGGCCAAGGAGCATGCCGAACTCAAGGCGCTGCTGACCGACGACGAGTACAAGGCGGCCCGCGCGAGCGTGCTCAATGCCCACTACACCAGCCCGACCGTGGTGCAGGCCATGTTCAAGGTGCTGGAGCGCCTGGGCTTCAAGCACGGCCGGGTGCTGGAGCCCTCGGTGGGCGTGGGCAATTTCTTCGGCTTGATGCCGCGCGAGATGCGCGCCGCCTCCGCGCTGCACGGCGTGGAGCTTGACGTGCTCACCAGCAAGCTCGCTGCCGCGCTGTACCCGAACGCGCGCATCGCGCAGGCCACCGGCTTCCAGAACTTCGACATCCCGAGCGAGTATTTCGACCTCGCCATCGGAAACCCGCCCTTCGGCCCCGAGCCGATCGTGGACGCGCAGCGCTCGCCGTACTCCGGCTTCTCGATCCACAACTACTTCTTCGCCAAGAGCATCGACAAGCTGCGCCCGGGTGGCCTGATGGTGATGGTGGTGTCGCACAACTTCCTCGACGCCAAGGACGCGCGCGCGCGCCAGTGGATCGCCGAGCGCGCCAACCTCGTCGGCGCCGTGCGCCTGCCCAACACCACGTTCAAGGAGAACGCTGGCACCGAGGTGGTGACGGACATCATCGTCTTCCAGAAGAAGGGCGAGGGCGTCGCGGACATCGGCGAGGACTGGGTGGGCACCACCGAGATCGAGCTGCGAGGCGCCAAGACCGGGGAGGCCACCAAGCACACGGTCAGTAGCTACTTCCAGGCCAACCCGAGCAACATCCTCGGCACGCAGACGGCCGCCGGCAGCATGTACCGCGCCGACGAGTACACCGTTGATCCGCGCAAGGCCGGCGACCTGGAGGACCACCTGACCGGCTGGGAGATGTCCCTGCCCGAGAGCATCTACACGCCGATCGAGCGCGACCACCAGCTCGAAGCCGCGGACGTGGAGATCCCCGACGGCGTGAAGGTTGGCAGCTTCTTCGTTGCAAGCGACGGCGCCGTGCGCGTGCGCGGCAACGACGTGATGGGCCGGCGCACCGCGCGCGGCTGGGACGCCCCCAACGCCAAGGCCGAAGAGCGCCTGCGCGGCATGATCGGCCTGCGTGACGCCCTGCGCACGCAGATGCGCCTGGAGCGCTTGCCGGAGTCCACGGCCGAGCAGATCGAGGCCAACCGCGCTGTGCTGAACAAGCAGTACGACGCCTTCAAGAAGGCCCACGGCTTCCTCAACGACCAGACAAACCGCCGCCTGTTCGTGGACGACACCGAGGCGGCGCTGGTGCAGGCCCTGGAGTTCGACTACGACAAGGGCGTAAGCGCCGCGGTGGCCGCGCGCGAGGGCATCGAGGCCCGCGCGCCCAAGGTTGACAAGGCCGACATCTTCGCCCGCCGCGTGCTGTTCCCGCCGGCAGACAACATCAAGGTGACGAACGCCAAGGATGCGCTTCTGGCAAGCCTGAACTACCGCGGCCGCGTGGACATGGACTACATGCGCGGGCTGTACGAGCGCACGCCAGAGCAGATCACCAAAGAGCTGGGTGAAGTTCTGTTCGACGACCCGATGGCCGGCCTGGTTACGGCGGACGAGTACCTGTCTGGCGACGTGAAGACGAAGCTGGCCGAAGCCGAGGCCGCGGCGAAGGGCCGCCCGGAACTGGCGCGCAACGTCGAGGCGCTGCGCAACGTGATCCCGGCGGACAAGAAGCCCTCGGAAATACACGCTTCGCTGGGCGCGGCCTTCGTTCCGGGCGACGCCTATGCCGCCTTCGCCAAGCACATCACCGGCGGCGACGCCCAGGTTCACTACGTCGGCGCGACGGCCCAGTGGATCGTCAACGTCAATGGCCGCACCGACCCGGCCCTCATGACGGGACAGTGGGGAACGTCGCGCGTGAACGCCGCCGAGCTGATCGCGCAGACGATGGCCGGCCGCGTGGCAGTGGTGTTCGACACGCACCGCAACCCGGACGGCTCCACGACCCGCACGCTCAACGAGAAGGACACCGAGCAGGCCCGCGAAAAGCAGAACGCCATCAAGGCCGAGTGGCAGTCCTGGCTGTGGAAGGACGCCGAGCGCGCCGATCGCGTGGCGACGATCTACAACGACAAGATGAACCGGATCGTCAATCGCCGGTTCGACGGCTCGCACATGACCTTCCCTGGAATGTCGCCGGCGATCAACCTGCTGGAGCACCAACGAAATGCGGTCTGGCGCGGCCTACAGGACCGGCAGCTCCTGCTCGATCACGTCGTGGGCGCCGGCAAGACCTTCGAGATGGCTACGCTGGCGATGGAGATGCGCCGCCTGGGCGTCGCGCGCAAGCCGCTGCTGGCCGTGCCCAACCACCTGACGCTCCAGTGGCGCAGCGAGTTCACCCGCCTGTACCCGGCGGCCAACGTGCTCGCGGCCACGCCGGACGACTTCGCCAAGGGCAACCGCGAGAAGTTCTTCTCCAAGGTGATAACGGGCGACTGGGATGCCGTCATCATCGGCCATTCGTCGCTGAAGAAGATCGGCCTGCCCGCGGAGACGGAGCAGAAGGTGCTTCAGGAGCAGCTGGACGAAATCTCCGACGCCATCGAGGCGATGAAGCGCGAGCGCGGCGACCGCCGCATCGTGGCCGACATGGAGCGCATCCGCGCCAACCTGAACGCCAAGCTCCAGACCAAGCTCCAGCGCGTCGGCAAGCGCGACAGGGTGGTCACGTTCGATGAACTCGGCATCGACGCCTTCATGGTGGACGAGCTGCACGAGTTCAAGAACCTGACGTACCAGTCCACGATGGACAGGGTGCCTGGCATGGGCAACCCGGGCGGCTCGGACAAGTCCTTCGACCTGTTCGTGAAGCTCCAGTGGATGTTCGACACCTACGGCGACAAGGCCCCCATCGTCGGCGCCACGGGCACCCCGGTGTCCAACTCGCTGGTCGAGATGTACAACATGCAGCGCTTCCTCCAGTATCCGACGCTCAAGCGCGAGGGGCTGCACGTCTTCGACGCCTGGGCCAAGCAGTTCGGCAAGGTGGAGTCGGTCTACGAGGTGGCCCCGTCCGGCACCGGCTACCGCGCGAGTTCGCGCTTCGCCAAGTTCGCCAACCTGCCGGCTCTGATGGGCCACTACGGCAGCATCGCCGACGTGGTGACTCTGGACGACCTGAAGGCGCAGGAAGAGGCGCAGGGCAAGCGCTTCCCGGTGCCCAAGATCGCCGGCGGCCGGCCGCAGAACATCGTCGCCGAGCGCTCGCCGCTGGTGGCCGCGTTCATGGGCGTTCCGATGCTCAAGCAGAGCGACGGCGGCGACGTGCTCTTCGGCATCAATATCGGCCAGAACGTCGAGCCGCGAGTCACCGAGACGCCACAGGGCAGGTTCAATGTGACGACGACCGTCACCTGGGAGGACGGCTCTACCGGGGAGGTGGACAACGGCACCTTCGACACCGAGGCCGACGCGCGCATGGCGGTGGTGGAGAAGTCCCTGTCGCCAGAGATCGGCGTGGACCCAAACTCCATCCTGGGTCAGTTCGCCAACCTGCGCCAGCTCATGAAGGAGAGCAACGGCAAGGTCAACGCCCTGTCCCTGACCGGCGCGGCGAACAAGGCCGGCCTGGACTACCGGCTGATCCTGCCGACCGCTCCGGACTTCCCGGGCTCCAAGATCAACCTCGCCATCGACAAGATGATGGCGACCTACAAGCGCTGGACGAAGGACAAGGGCACGCAGCTCGTGTTCTGCGACCTGTCGGTGCCGCTGTCGGCGCGTTCGGGCTTCGAGTCCAAGGAGCGCAGGCTGTACGTGCGCGAGGACGGCGCCGTTGTTGCCAAGCGCGGCACCATGCACGTCGTAGAGGGCTTCGAGTCCCTGCCCTACTTCATCGTGCCAAGCACGACGACTGGCGCCAAGGTCTTCGACGTGTACGACGCGGCCACCGGCCTGCGTGCACGCGGCGGCATGCCGAGCAAGGCAGAGGCGAAGACCTGGGCCGAAGCGACGATCCGCGAGGAGGCCAAGCGCATCCACTGGATCGAAGGCCGCGAGAAGGCCGGCGAGATCAGCCAGGACGAACTGGACGACTACAACACCACGCACGAGATCGACACCGAGGAAAGCCCCGGGATCACGCGCGAGGACATCGCCGGCATGTCCGGCTCGGCCAAGTTCAGCGTCTACGACGACATCCGCGCCAAGCTGATCGCCCGCGGCGTGCCCGAGGCCGAGATCGCCTTCATCCACGACTACCAGACGCCGGTGGCGAAGGACAAGCTCTTCAAGGCTGTGAACGCCGGCCAGGTGCGGTTCCTGCTGGGCTCCACGCCCAAGATGGGCGCCGGCACCAACGTGCAGAAGCGCCTAGTAGGGCTGCACCACATCGACGCGCCGTGGCGCCCGTCCGACCTGGAGCAGCGCGAGGGCCGCATCATCCGCCGCGGCAACTCGCTGTACGAGCGCGACCCGGACGGCTTCGACGTCGAAATCTACCGCTACGCGACTGCGCAGACCTACGACACGCGGCGCTGGCAGATTCTGGAGCACAAGGCCCGCGGCATCGAGCAGCTCCGAAAGTACGACGGCACGATCACCGAGATCGAGGACATCGACGGCGAGGCCGCCAACGCCGCCGACATGAAGGCCGCGGCTTCCGGTGACCCGCTGATCCTCGAAGAGACGCGCCTGCGCAACGACGTGAAGCGCCTGGTGAACCTCCAATCGGCGCATGCCGACGAGGTGCAGGTGCTCAACAAGCGCGCGCGCGACCAGGACGCCTACGCCGCTGAGTACGGCCCCAAGGAGTTGGCGACCTACCGCATGTTCCAGGGCGACGCGGCCAAGGTGCCGATGCCCGGGGACGGCTCGCTGCCGTTCTCGATCAACGGCCAGCGGATCGCCGACAAGGACAAGGCCGTCGAGGCGATCACCCGCAAGGTGGCCGAGACGATGATCGGCCAGGTGCCTGGGTTCAAGATGGTGTTCCGAGGCGTCACCTTCGAGATGGCCCGCGATGGCCAGCAGGTGCGCCTGGACTCGCCGCTGGGCCTGATGGACTCCTGGAAGCTTGGGCAGACAGTTTCGCCGTCCGGCCTGTTTCAGCGCTTCGAGAACTGGATCGAGCGCCTGGGCTCACACATCACCGACACCGAGGCCAAGATCAAGCGCGCCGCCGAGAACGCGGTGAGCATGCGTGAACAGGCCAAGAAGCCGTGGGCGCAGGCCGCCGACCTGGAGAAGGCCCGCGCCGCCCACAAGCGCGTGCAGCGCCGGCTACTGGCAAAGGGTCCGGCCGTGCCCGACCAGCAGAAGCCCATGCTGGAGTCCGGCATGGAGCGCCAGAAGGCCGAGCTGCGCGAGCGCGGCTTCGGCGACGCCCTGGACGAATTCCTCAGCGCGCGCAAGGCAGATGAGGCGGTGTTCAGCCGCTCTCGTGATGCCGCAGAAGGCCAAGTGGCTGGCAGCACCTCGCGCGGCCAGCCCGCGCAGCAGGTGCAGGTGCTCGTGGCGGCGATCACCTCGCGCTGGGCGAATGCGCCGCGCGTGGAGGTGGTGCAGTCGCTGGCCTATCCGCGCGTCCCGCAGGAGGTGCGCAACCAGGCGCGCGATCTGCTCACGAGCGGCACGGCCGGCGAGCCCGAGGGGTTCTTCGACCCGAAGACCAAGACCGTCTACCTGATCGCCGACAAGCTCGGCGGCGACGCGGACACGTTGCGCGTGCTGATGCACGAGGCGCTTGGGCACTTCGGGCTGCGAGGTGTCTTCGGCAGCGAGTTCGGGACCATTCTGGACCGGCTCGCCACGCTCAACCCAGGCAAAGTGCGCGAAGCGGCACGGCAACTGGGCTATGACTTCGACAAGCGACCCGAGAGGCGCCTGGCGGCCGAGGAAGTGCTGGCCTACATGGCGCAGTCGGCGCCAGAGCTGGGCTGGGTGCGGCGCGCGGTCGCGGCCATCCGCACCTGGCTGCGCGAGCACGTCCCGGGCTTCAGTCGCATGGGCCTGAGCGATGCGGAGATCATCCGCGACTACCTCCTGCCAGCGCAGCGCTACGTGCGCGGCGGCGGGCCTCGCGGCGGCGCCTCACTGCCCGCCGCGGGCAGTGACAAGGCCGTTTTCAGCCGCGGGGACGAGTCGCCGGCAGCGAACGCGCTGCGCGCGCTGTCGCAAGACGACGAGATGTTCGCGCTGCCGCGCGCCGATGGCACGACGGTGGCCGAGATCGCCGCGCAGATCGACCCCGAGTTCAAGGTCCGCAAGCTCGCGGCCGACCCGGGTCAGCAGGAGAAGTACGCCATCGAGCTGCCCGACGGCACCGTGGCGCGGCTGTACGTTCGCGCGCAGAACCCCTACGGCCCGACGCTGTACGGCTTCGACCTGAACGAAGGCGAGATGTCCAACGCCTACGAGGGCCGGCCCGGCGAGAACCCCGATGCGATCGCCGACGACGTGCAGGATGTCTACATCGACGTGTCCAAGCTCAAGCCTGGCCTCGGCGGCGGCAAGGTCTATGCCATCGCGGCGGCCTACGCGCACAACACCGGCCGCATCTTCATCGGCGACCCGTCCGGGCTGAGCGATGAGGCCATGCGCCGCCGGCCCGAGCAGATGCTGTCGAGCGCGCTGCGCTACGGCACGACCGAGCACCTGGCGCCGCATCCGCGCCAGGAAGCCGGGGCGCCGAGCCTCGGTGTGCCGCCGCTGCGCTGGGTGTACGGCGACCACATTGGCAACATTGAACGTCTGGTTGACCTAAACCTGAAGGCGCTTGAGAATGCGGGGCTCGATGACAGCAGCATCAGCTTCGACCCCGCCAGCGGAGTCTTCAAGGACTCGACAGGAGCGGCTGTTTCCCGCGCTGACATCAACACGTTGGGAGCCGCCGGTTTCGGCAGACGAGCGCATGCGTCGGGCAGAACGATTGCGCGCGGCGCTGTGCTCCGTGCCCTTCTACGCGAAGAAGGCGGCCAAGGCGCGGGAGGCCGGCGACGAGATGGCCTACTGGCTGGACTTGCAAGGCTCGGAAGCGACGCTCCGCAGGCCGTAGCGCGCCTGTTCAGCCGCAGCGGCATGACCGAGGCGCTGGCCTCGGGCGTGAACAACGTGCGCGACTGGCAACTGCCGGCCGGCTACAAGGTCGGCGACCTGTTCGACAGCGCCGGCAAGCTCAACTGGTGGCACAAGACGGTTGGCACGATGCACAACCTGGCCAAGCGCTCGCCGGAGTTCTCGCGCGTGTACGAGGGCGTGCAGACCTTCATCAACGACGTGAGCTACTACGCCAGCGAGGCGGCCGACCTGGCGCCGCGCATCCTGCCCAAGCTCGACTCGATCAAGGACGTGGCCAAGATGCCGCTGTCGCCCGAGGACACCAAGGCGCTCAGCCGCCCGGTGTTCGAGGGCACGCTGTCCTGGGGCCGCGACTCGCGCGGCGTGGCGCGCCCGATCGAGGACATCGAGCGCGAGCTGGGCGCCGTGTCGCTGGACGACAAGGCGCACCTGATGCTGCGCAACCGGCTCATCGACCCGAAGGTGCTGCGCATGTGGCAGGGCCTGCCGATGGAGCAGTACGAGGCCATCATCGATGGCAAGTTCGAGCGCGAGTTCATGCAGCCGGGCGTGGTGTTCACGCCGGCCGAGCTGAAGAAGCACTTCGGCATGAGCGACGCGCAGGTGGCGCTGTACCAGGAGTTCAGGAAGGCCACCGACCGCAGCATCAACGACCTGGCCGTGAGCGACATGCTGCGCTTCGGCGGCCAGGACGTGGCCTCGATGCGCGATGACGTGCTCGCCGTGGGCAACGCCGAGCGCGCCTCGACGATGCTGCGCGACAAGCTGCTGGCGATGGCCGACGCCGACCCCAAGCGCGCCGAGGTGCTGCGCGACACGGCCAACAAGATGGTCGAGAAGGGAGAGAAGGCCAAGAGCCTGATCGGGCGCGGCTACGCGCCGCTGTCGCGCTTCGGCCAGTACACGCTCGACGTGGTGGACTCCGACGGCAAGCGGGTGTACTTCGGGCTGTTCGAGGGCACGGCCGAGCGCGCCAAGATGGCGCGCAAGATGGCTGCGCAGTTCCCGGGCGCCAAGATCACCACCGGCACCGTCAGCCAGGAAGCCTACAAGCTGTTCTCCGGCGTGAGCCCCGAGACGCTGGAGCTGTTCGGCGAGATGCTGGGCATGGAGACTGACGGCTCCGACGAGACGAGCAAGGCGTTCCAGACCTACTTGAAGCTCGCCAAGAGCACGCGCTCGTCGATGAAGCGGCTGATCCAGCGCCAGGGCATCGCCGGCTTCAGCGAGGACGCGGGCCGGGTGCTGGCCGGCTTCGTCTACTCCAACGCGCGGCAGACGGCGAGCAACCTGCACATGGGCCACGTCACGCACGCGGTCAGCGACATCCCGCAGGGCCAGGGCCAGCTCAAGGACGCTGCCGTGCGCCTGTTGGACTACGTGAAGAACCCGCAGGAGGAGGCGCAGGCGATCCGCGGCATGCTGTTCGCGCAGTACCTGGGCGGCTCGGTGGCCTCGGCGATGGTCAACGCCACGCAGCCGGTGGCGGTGACGCTGCCATACCTGAGCCAGTACGGTGGGGTGGCCAAGGCCACGCGCCAGATGCTGGCCGCCTTCAAGGACGCGACCAAGGCGACGACGGGCGACGCCAAGCTCGACGCCGCGCTCAAGCACGCCGAGGAAGAAGGCATCGTGAGCCCGCAGGAGGTGCACGCGCTGCAAGCGCAGGCGATGGGCCGCTCGCAACTGCGCTCGGGCGACGGCACGATCGCCGGCAACTCGATGGCGCGCGCGAGCAACGCCTTCAACAAGGTGGCGCTGGTGTGGGGCAAGGTCTTCGGCGTGGCCGAGCAGTACAACCGGCGCGTGACCTTCATCGCCGCGTACCGCACTGCCGTGGCGATGGGGCGCGAGAACCCGGCCAAGTTCGCTGCCGACGCGGTGGCCGACACGCAGTTCACGTACGGCAAGGGCAATAAGCCACAGTGGGCGCGCGGCGCGGTCGGCTCGCTCGCCTTCACCTTCAAGCAGTACAGCATCAGCTATGTCGAGCTGCTGCACCGCATGGCCACGGCCGGCGAGCCCGGCTCGCCCGAGCGCGCGGCCGGCCGGCGCGCCGCGGTCATGGCGCTCGGCATCCTGTTCCTCATGGCCGGCGCCGATGGGCTGCCGTTCGCCGAGGACATCGAGGACGTGGTGGATGGCGCCATGCAGCGCATGGGCTACAACTTCAGCTCCAAGCAGCGCATGAAGAAGTTCCTCGCGGAGCACCTGGGGCAAGGCGGCGCGGAGTTCGTCACCAGCGGCATGTCGGGCCTGCCAGGCGCGCCGATCGACGTGTCCGGGCGGCTGAGTCTCGGCAACATGATCCCCGGCACCGGGCTGCTCCAGCGCAAGGCCGACCACACGCGCGACGTGATCGAGTTTGCCGGCGCGGCCGGCGACCTCGCCTCGCGCGCGCTCAAGGCGGCCGACTTCGCAACGCAGGGCGAGATGAACCGCGCGCGCCAGCAGCTCCAGCCGGTGGCGCTGCGCAACGTCGAGAAAGCCTACGACATGGCCGTCATGGGCGAGTACCGCGACGATCGCGGCTACAAGGTCGTGGACACCGACGCCGTGGACTCGGCGTTCAAGGCGATCGGATTCCAGCCGCACGCGGTCAAGAACGTGCAGGACGCGACGCGCGAGGTGCAGCGAACCAAGGACCAGTACAACCTCGCCGCAGCGGACATCCGCGCGCGCCTGGCGCAGGGCATCTACGAGAAGGACCAGGCCAAGATCGACGCGGCGCGCGACGAGCTGCGCTCGTGGAACGAGAAGAACCCGGACCTGCGCATCCAACTCAACATGGGCTCGGTGCTGGCCCGCGTGCGCGAAATGCGCATGGACAAGGTGCAGCGCGTCGAGAAGACCACGCCCAAGGCGATCCGTGGCGCGGCGCGCCAGCAGCTCGCCGAGGAGATGAAGACTTGAACTGGGGCGGCCTCATGGTCGTGGTCGGCATCGTGGGCCTGGCCGCCCACGTCTCGCCGTGGCTCGGGGTCGCCCTGGTGCTGGTGCTCCTGCTGAGCCCGGTCTTCAAATGATGGCGCTCGACCCATCACGCTGATTGACTTCTGCGGGGCGGGCCATGAAATGTGCGGCACATGGCCGCGCCGACCCCTATCTCCATCGCCGTCTCCTATGACGCAACGACTCGCGTGGGCGTCATGTGCTCGCAGACACCTCATCCGCGGTGGGCCTTCGCGCCGCCGGCCATTCCGTTCCAGAGGCCGTAGCCATGACCAGCAGCTACTCATCCGATCGCATGCCGCTGGACGGCAGCACGCGCCAGCGCTGGCACGTGAGCAAGGAGGTGAGCCTTGCCGTCGTTTTCTCGATCATCACTCAGTCGGCGGTGCTGGTCTGGTGGGCGCGCGGCCAGGTGGCGCGAGACGACGATCTTGAGCGTCGAGTGGCATCGCTGGAACGTGAGCGCGAACTGATCAAGGGCGCCGAGCGCATGGCGGTGTTAGAGGCGTCCATTTCCGAGATACGCCGGAGCAATCTGCGCATGGAGGCAATGGTTCAGCAATACATCGACAAGCAAGGGAGGGCGGCGAAATGACTCTGTTCGCCAAGGACACCAAGCCGCGCCGCTGGCTCTCTGACGTGCTGCGCACCGTGGTGCCGCTGCTGGTCGGCATCGTGCTCATCGACACGAGCGAGCCGATGGCGCGGCTGCTCGGTATCCCGGCCCTGGCGCCGGCAGGGACGATGGCGGGTGTCACGCTGTGCGTGGTGGCGTGGAGTCACCCGCTGCGGCGCATCCTGTTCCCTGGCGCGGTCATGCGGCGACTAGCGCAGACTGCGACGCGCACGGCCACCGGCGCCGGCCTCGTGTTCCTGGGCGTCTCGCTCGTGCTGGCCGCGCTGCTGCTGGCGCTGGCCGGTGCTGCGCGCGCTGAGGGGCCGCCGGCGAACGCCAGGCAGTACCTGCCGCTGCTGGCCGCAGAGCAGCGCGCGTGGTGGCCGCAGATGCCGCGGCCCCCGGTGCTGGCCGCGCAGGTCGAGCAGGAGACGTGTATCACGCTCACGCACTCGCGCTGCTGGTCGCCGCGAGCCGAGCTGCGCACCTCGCGCGAGCGCGGCGTCGGGCTCGGGCAGATCACGCGCACGGCGCGCTTCGACGCGCTGGTCGAACTGCGCGGGCAATACCCGCAGGCGCTCGCTGGGTGGTCGTGGGCAGACGAGTCGATCTACGACCCAGCGATGCAACTGCGCGCGTTGGTGCTCATGGACTTGCGCAACTGGCGCGCCGTGGTGCGCGCGGCCACGACAGACGATCACCTGGCGATGATGCTCGCCAGCTACAACGGCGGCCTGGGTGGGCTGTCCAGCGACCGCGCCCTGTGCGGCGGCACGCCTGGCTGCGACCGCGGCCGCTGGTGGGGGCACGTCGAGCGGACCTCGCTCAAGGCCAAGACCGCGGTCGCCGGCTACGGCAAGAGCTTCTTCGAGATCAATCGCGAGTACGTGCGCAACGTGCTGCGCGTGCGCATCGTGCGCTACGTCGGGAGGATCTGATGTGGCGCGAACGAACTGCGTCGTGTGGGCCTGCCTGCTCTGGTGGCGCCGGTACCGCCTCGGGCATGAGGGCTACGTGATGCTGCGCAGGTCGCGGCTGGCGAAGAACTCGCTGCACGCGCTCTATGCCGAGCGGCGCAACGACGGCTCTGTGCGCGTCGTGTCCTATGTGCCGGTCGACCCTGTGCGGCGCTGGTTCCCGCCTATTCGGTTCTGCGGTCGCGTGCAGTGGGGCGACGAACACCCTGAGGATCAACAGTGAGCGCACCGTACAGGATCACCGTCTACCGCGACGCTCGGCATGAGTGGCGCTGGAGAGCGAGCCGCAAGGGACGCATCGTCTTCGCGGCCAGCGAGGGTTACAAGCGTCTCGGTGGCTGCATGCAATCGCTGCTGGCGCTGATGCGTGACGCGATGCGGCCCGGCGCCGTCGCGCTGGGCTACGACAACGCGCGCACCGAGGCCGCTGCGCAGCGGTACATCGAGCGCCACGCGCCGTGGTAGCGCTGCTGCGCATCGTGCCGGTCTGGGCCTGGGCGCTGGCCGCAGCGCTCGCCTGGGGCGCGTGGCAGCGTCACGCTGCGCAGTCTGCTGCTGCCGATCTGCTCGCGCATCAGCAGGCAGCAGCGCAAGCCGAGGCCGCGGCGCTGCGCACCACCATCGCAGAGTCGGAGCGCCGAGTCATGGCGCAGCAGGAGATCGCCAGTGCCGCACGCCAGACCGCCCAGACCAACGCACGCGCTGCCGCTCGTGCTCGCGCTGCTGCTGACGGCCTGCGCGCCGATGTCGCCGCCCTCGCCGCCAGCGCCGCAGCCGCTGATCCCTCCACTGCCGCAGGCTGCGCGCCAGCCACCGACGCCGCCCGAGTGCTCGCCGACGTGCTCGGACAGGTGGAGTCTGCTGGTCGAGCAGTGGCGGCAATCGCTGACGAGCGCGGAGCGGCCGGAGAGGCCTGCGAGCGCGCCTACCAATCACTGAAAGGACCGTCATGAGCAAGAGCAACGCATTCACCACGGACCTGCTGCGCCTGATCTTCACCAACATCGACGCTACGGGCATCGGCGATGCCGGCGGCCTGCGTGGCTCGGCGACTGCCGGGAGCCTGTACATCAGTCTGCACACGGCCGATCCCGGCAAGGTCGGCACGCAAGCCACCAGCGAGGCCGCGTACACCGGCTACGCGCGCAAGGCGCTCGCGCGCAGCGCCGGCAGCTTCACTGTCTCCGGCAGCGCGGTGAACCTCGCGGCCGCGCTCGACTTCGATGCCTGCACGGCGGGCGCGGCGACCGTGACGCACTTCGGCATCGGCACGGCCGCCAGCGGCGCCGGCAAGCTGCTCTACAGCGGCACCCTCACGCCGAGCATCAGCGTCTCCAATGGCGTCACGCCACGCATGACGACGGGAACATCGGTTACGGAAGACTGAGCACGCACAGTGGCCACCCCACGCAACGTCAGCTATACCGCCGCGAGCGGCCAGACGGTCACGTCTGCCGTCGTCGTGCTAGCCCCGACCTCGGCCACGCTGTCAGGCCCCGCGTCGCTCTACGCGGGCGTGGCCGGCACCTACCGCGTCACGCTCGACCGCGCTGCCGACGTGGCCTACACGGTGACGTGGACGCGCACCGGCGGCGGCACTGGCGCAGCCACGAGCACCATCGCGGCCGGCCAGACGTGGGCCGAGGCGGCGACGACATGGGCGAGCGCGGGCAGTGGTTCGGTTGATTTCACCATCGCGCCGGGCTCGCTCACGTGCTCGGGGCGGCCGATCGCGGTCGCGGTGCAGGCGCAGCAGGTCATGGCGCCGAGCACGAAGTACCGCAACGCGCAGCCGTACCTGTTCAGCTCTATCAGCACGCCGTCCATTCCTGATCGCCTCGGCGGCCCGCCAGGCTATGACCTGAACATTTCGCAGTTGTTCGGCCCAATGAAGCAGTACGTCGACTGGCGCACCGGCTGGAAGTGGGACAACGTCGGCGGCGACTGGATCGACGCGACCAACACGCGCATGGGCACGACCACGGCGGCGAGCATTTCCACGCCCGCCGCCGGATCCGCCGCCACCTACTCCGTGTCGGTGACCGCCGCACTGCAGAAGGTGCAGACCACGGGCCGCTGGAATGCCTGGATCGGCAGGCGCGCCGCAGGCGCCGTCGCCGCTCGCACGTGGGCCGCGCGATTCCACTCGACGCCGGAGTACAGGCCGCGCATCGAGGTGACCTACACCGATACCAGCACCGCGACGCTGGCGTGCCGCTGCTCGGCATTCATGGGGGATGGAACGAGTCAGCCGAGCCAGGGCGCGGAGACGTTCTCGATGAATGCGCCCGCCGGTGTCGGCGCGCTTGCGCTGGAATTCGACCGGCCCACCAAGGCCGTGTCGAGCGCGACGATGTACTTCACGGTGACGAACCACTGGAGTGCGTCGTGCGTGCTCCAGTTCGATTTGGCCGACCCGCCTCTGAACACGAGCCCCGTGACGACGGGCGTGGCCGACGCCTACCCACTCGACAGCGGCCTGAGCGCAGAGCCGTCGATCATCGGATCGCACCGCTACATGGACGGCGCGAACATCCTCGACTTCTGGTGGTCGACCACGGTGACCACGAACCACGACATGCCGTGGAATTTCTCGACGGACGTGGGTGGGACCGGGCCGAACGACGCGACGATGCTGCCGCGCAAAGGGGCGGGCAAATTCGTCCCGAATTCGCTGTATGCAGCGGGCAGCATTTCACTGGTCTCGTCGAGCTACAGCGCAGAGAGCTTCACGCCGCTCGCGCCTGGCATGGGGGCGATGCGGTTCACGATGTCGAAGGCAGCCGGCATCACCGACGGCTTCGTCGGAGGCGACTACGGCACGGCCGCGATCAATGCCTACATCAACATGCCGGTCGACAAGATCGACGTGATCGACCGCGTCTTCGTGCGCTACTACCAGATGATCGGCACGACTGCCGACACCGGCAACCCGTACAGCATCAACCTGGCGCAGAAGTACGAGGTGATCGGCAGCGGTCCGAGCGTGGTCAAGTGGACCGACATGGGCGGAAAGTTCTCGATCAGCCCGTGCGGGAAGACGCCGAACGGCGGCAACTCCGGCACGTCCGGCGGCGGTGGTGGCTGGGTGCTGCGGCCGCACTGGATGGACTACTGGGCCGACACCGTGGCTCCTGGGTGCGGTGGATGGGAGATGGAGTTCGAGTGGGACGACTACCAGCAGAATCCGGCCGGCTACAACTACAACGTCAACACGCCTCCCGGATTCATCGGCGGCAAGGACTTCATCGGCTGGGGCCAGAAGGGCGGACTCGCCTCGGTGATGTACGCGGGCCGCTGGTACTGCATCGAGGAAGAGCTGAAGCTCAACTCGGTTGCCACCATCAACGCGCAGGACGGGCGCTATTGGCAGCCTGACGGAGAAGTCCGCGTCTGGGTGGATGGGCGACTCGTCTACGAGGTCACGGGCGCCGTGATGCGCACGCTGCCGGCGACCGACTCGCCGGCTGGCTACATCCAGATCAAGCACAACGGCACCGATGCGACGCAGCTCGGCATCAAGCACCTTTGGTTCAACTGGTTCCACGGCGGCACGACGCAGAACAGCATCGACCGCGTGGCTTTCATCACCGGCCTGGCCTGGGGCACTTCGCGCATCGGGCCGATGCAGATTCCGAGCGCGCTGCCCTCGTGGGTGCCGGCGACGCCAGGACAGGCCGTCAAGCACACGGTAGGCGCCGGCGTACTGACCAACAACTTCCGCGATGTGTGCGCGCCGTGGATGAGCGCGTTCTACGACGTGGCAACCGTCAACGACTACTCTGGAGCGGTACCGGCGGCCAAGCTCGGATCGCACGGGGCGCTCGTGTTCATGGGCGCCGGACACGCCGGCAGCAACACCAACCAGGTGACGATGCTCAAGTCGACGCCTACGCAGTTGTCGTTCGTGCGGCTGTCCAACCCGACCGCGTGGTCCGGCAGCCAGGCGACGGACGGCGCGACGCAGTACGCCAACTCGACGACCGACATCACGACGTTGATCGACCCGCAGTGGCTCGACGCGATCCCTGCGGTGAGCGCCGAGCGCGCGCCGCCCGGCATCCACACCTACACCGGCGGCGTGATGCTCGACGCGGTGGGTCCGTTCGGCTCGTACTTCAATCCGTTCGTCGGAGCGGCCGGAACCATCAACGCCAACACGGCGTATGCGACGCTCGGCGCCGCGCACACGTTCACGATCGCCAGCGACTCGACCCCGGCCTCCAACTCGTGGGCTCGCGCCGGCTCTCTGCCAGGCTTCTCGACGAGCGGCTCGCAGGGGCCGCTGATTGCAGCGTACTGCGATACGCAGAACCGAACCTACTACTGCGTCGGCAACTTCGGATCCGCCGTCCGCTGGTTCGACCACGCAACCGGTCAGCACGTCGTAGGCAACAGCAGCGGCTTCCAGATCGGCGGCGGCGGCGACTACAACGCAGGGCAGTTGATCTACGTGAAGTCTCGCGAGCTGCTGCTGTACGTCATGCGCAGCCCGAGCGCCACCGTGCAGGTGCAGTGGATGGACGTGAGCGGCGCGAACCCGCAGCTCGGCGGCACGGCCACTCTGAGCCAGACGCTGGCGCTCGAATCGTTCGCGGTCGGCAAGAGCTACGCATGGTGCTGGGGCTTCTGGTGCCCCGACAACAACCGGCTGCACGTTTTCGGCGTCAAGGTGGCCGGCGCCTTCGACAACACCGGCATGTACGAGATCGAGATCCCGGCCACGCTCGGCTCGACGTGGAACGTGACGCGCCGCGAGATCACCGGCTCGTCCGGGCTCGATTTCTCGACCTACACATGGCAGCCGCCGCAGTACCTGCCGGCGGCCAAGGCGATGGTGTGGTTCCCGCACGCCAACAGGGCGTCAGATGGCGCAGACAGCGTATTCGTCTACCGCCCCTACGGCACCTGAGGACTGAGCAATGGCACTCTCGATCGTCAACACCTTCGGCTCCGGCCCGGCCGTCAGCGGCACCAAGACCATCACGCAGACCGTCGATGTCGGCACCGGATCTGGCCGCGTCGCGGTGGTGCTGGTCGGCCTCCTGGACTCTCTGCCACGCACTGCGCTCCCCGCGCCGCCGACCATCGGAGGCACGGCACTCACTCTCGCGTCGACGACCTTCGAGCCGTACGCAGGCTGGATCTGGCAGGTCTACTACGGCCCCATCTCCGCCACCGGCAGCGTGACGATCAGCGAGACGTTCGTCAACGCGCCATCGCAGACTGCGTATCCGGCTTCCCCGCACATGATCGGCATCATCGTGGCGGGCGCCGACACGACGACGGTGCTGGAAAACCTCGCGTTCGGCGCGAACATAACAGGCGCGTCGAGCTGGTCGACGAACGTCAGCAGCGCGGCCGGCGACCTGGCGGTTCTGCTGGGCATCACGAGCGCAGCGAAGACGGTCACGGCGACCGGCGGCACGACGCTCGGCGCGGGGCCTGGGCTCGCGGCTCCGAATCAACTGCGCGTGCTCACAAAGGCTGGTGCCGGCGGCTCAACGGCGCTTTCGCAGTCGTTCGATTCCGGCGCCTTCGACAACGCATACGCGGTCTTCAGCATCAAGCAGGCGGCGGCGCCCGCTCCTGTCCTGACGAGTCCGAGCGGTACGGGCGGCAACATGGTTGCGTCAGGCTCGATCACGACGGACACCGCGAGCGGCACGCTGTATGCGGTGGTCACCGGCTCTGCCACGGCACCGACAAAGGCGCAGGTCAAGGCGGGGCAGGACGACACCGGAGCTGCAGCGCTGCGCGTGGTGAGTCAGGCCGTGAGCGCGAGCGGCGCGCAGACGGTCGCGTCCGGCGCGGTCAGCAGCAGCGGCACGCGCTACTGGCACTTCATGCACGAGGCGTCGTCGCTGCAATCGACGGTAGCCAGCTCGGCGAGCTTCGTCGTCACCGGCATTCCGCTGGCGCCGACGATCGGCATGGCGACGGCGGGCAACGCGCAGGCGTCGGTGGCGTTCACGGCGCCATCCAACACCGGGCGGCCGGCGATCACGAGCTACACGGTGACGAGCACGCCGGGGAGTTTCACCGGCACCGGCGGGGCGAGCCCGATCGTGGTCACGGGGCTCACCAACGGAACGAGCTACACGTTCAAGGTCACGGCCACGAACGCGGATGGCACGGGGCCGGAGAGCGCGGCGAGCAATGCGGTGGTGCCGGCGGCTGTCGTGCCTGTGGCGTTCTCGGGCACCGTGCCGGCTCAGTCAGGCGTTGCCACGGCAGTGATGGCGCCGCTCGACGTGTCGACGTACTTCTCTGGCACGCAGACGCCGTTCACGTACTCGGTCAGCGCCGGCGCATTGCCTGCGGGGCGCACGCTCAACGCGAGCACCGGCGTCATCAGCGGCACTCCGAGCGCGGCCGGCTCGGGCTCGTTCACGATCCGCGCGACCGACGCGGCAAGCAACGTCGCGCAGACCAACAGCATCGCGTGGACGATCACTGCTGCGGCCAGCGTGACGGTGCCTGGCTCGGTCAACTGGTCCAACCAGGTGCAGGCCGCGATCACGATCCCGCGCGTGGTGGTGCTGACCGATGCAGGTGCCGTCGTGCTGACCGTGGCGAACAAGGTCACGGACGGATCGGGCGGGTTCTCGCTATCCGACGCCGCCCTCACGGCAGGCACGTGGTACTCGGTCTTCTGCTATGACCTGACCAACAGTTCGTCCACGTGGAAGCGCGGCGGCTGGCGCGTGCAGGCGGCATGACATGAGCATGCTGTACGCCCCGAACCTGCCGGAGCGCCCGGACCGGATGCACTGGGGCCGGGCGACGCTCGGCGTGCTCGGCTCGGATGTGCTGGCTGGCAGCATCGAGTACGCCAGCCTCGACCTGCCTGCGGACAACGCCAAGCGCTTTCGCGCCTTCGTGCCGACGTGGCCGGTGGCAGGCACGATGCTGCTGGACGAAGACGGCGTGATGTCGTGGTCTGGCCTCGCGGATGGAACGTACTCGTTCGCGGCCAACCTGATCGAGAACGGCGTGACACTCACGCCGGCGATCACGGTGAGCGTAACGGTTGGGGGCAACGTCGTGGCCGCCGCTGGCATGGCAGCAGGGGCCGCCATAGTCGTCGGCGTGGGCGCGGCACGCGCGGCTGCAGCCGGCGTGGCCTCCGGCGCCGCCACCGTCGTCGGCATCGCGTCCGATGCCCCATACCTGACCACGCCGATCCTGAGCGCAGCAACGGCCAGCGGCGGTATCTGGACAGGCTCTGGGTCCGTGGTGACCACGAAGAGCGGCGGCTATCTCTGGTGGCGTGTGGACGGTGCAGCCACAGCGAGCGATCCTGGTGCAAGCGGGATGGTTGCCGCAGGGTGGACGGCGGTAGCTGTAGCGGCATCTGGCCAGCAGACGGTGGCCTCGTTCGGCGAACTGTCGGCTGGAACGCAGTACGTGCACTATCTGCACGTCGACGCGAGCGGAAACCGCTCGACGGTGGCCGATTCCGCTGCATTCGTCGTGAGCGCTGGCGTAGTCACGGCACCGACCATCCTGACACATCCGCAGCCAGTCGCCGCGTATGCCTCCGATGTGGCGTCGTTCTCAGTCACGTCCACCGGCGCACCGCCGCTCTCGTACCAGTGGCGCCGCAACGGGGTTCCGATCCCTGGTGCCAACGGCAGCACGCTGAATTTGACGACGTCACTGGCCGACGATGGAGCGGCTATCGACGTGGCTGTTAGCAACGCCGCAGGCACGACGACGAGCCGCGTGGCTCTGGTGCGTGTTGTCACGCTGGAGCCATACGACAGTTTCATGCCACTGATCCTGGCAATGACGCCTGGGTGCCCGTGGCCGACCGCACTGCACCAGCTGACGCAAGTTGCGATCGACTGGTTCCAGCGCACTCTGTGCTGGCGCGATGCGCCGTCGATCGAATGCGTGTCAGACGACAACGCCTATGCGCTGCCGCTGCCGGCGGGCGCGCTTGTGGCCAAGATCATCAAGGCGTGGTTCGGCGGGTCGCCGATCGCTGTGCTCAACATGGAAGACGGCCTGAGCCAGTTCGTCAACCAAAGCGGCACGTGTGTGTGGACCGAGGACCGCGCAAGCGTGTTCATCTCTCCGGCGCCGGTTGTCGACGGCGGCGCGCTGCGTGTTTCGCTCGCGCTCAAGCCATCGCAGTCCGCTCGCGGCATACCGAAAGTTCAATTCGATCAGTTCGCAACCTACATCGCTGACGGCACGATTGCGCGTCTGCTCGGCATGTCAGGCAAGAAGTGGCACGACCCGACTGGATCCTCAGTACACCAAGTACGCTACGAAGCTGCGCTTGCCAGCGCGCAGGGGCTAGTCTCCTACGGCTTCGCGCGCTCGGCGCAGCGCGTGCGGCCTCAGACCATGTGACCGCGTATGCGCAAGAAATTGGACACAACGCTCGAAATTGGACACGTTGCGCGCTAGCAACGAACTAAGTTGTTGATTTTGGCCTGCCCGGCGCGACTCGAACGCGCAACCGCCGGCTTAGAAGACTGGTGGCTTATCTAGGATTCATGCGGGTTTGCGGCCGATGTGTCCAATTCCGAGAGGTCACCTGGAGCCCGGTTTCCCCTGGGAAGCGGAAAGCGAATTGGACACTTCCGCCGGCCTCGCGCGGCGCCTGGTCTTGCCGCGCACGTAGCCCTCGGTCATCGTGACCGACTCGTGCCCGAGCAGCTTCTGAGCCTCGTAGATGCCGCGCTCGTCGGCCACGTCGGCGCCAGCGCGGCCTCTGAGGTCGTGGATGTTGAGGTCTGGGATGCCGGCCTTGGCCAGCGCCTTGACCCAGGCTGAGCGCACCCCGGCGTAGGTGTATGGGCCGCCGGTGCTCTGCACCAGCAGGAAGCCGATCCGATCGCGCCCGCGTCCGCACGAATCGACCACGGCGCGCAGCTCGGCCGTCCACTCGATCAGCAGCGGCGCTCCCGTCTTTCCCTGGTCCACGAGCACGCCGTCGTCGCTCACGTCCTGCCAGCGCATGCGCAGCACGTCGCCGATGCGCTGGCCCGTCAGCAGGCACAGGTCGAGCATCGCGCAGTGCGCATCGCCGCCGCGCTTCTTCTCCCTGAACGCAGCCTTGATGGCGGCCACCTCGGCGTCGGTGACGATGCGCCGACGCGGCTTGAGCTTCTTCTGCGGCACGTCGTCGCACGGGTTGTGGCCGTCGCGCAGGCCCTCCAGGGCGGCGAAGGACAGCGCCTGGCGCAGCACGCTGCGGTGCCGGTTCCAGGTGCGCGCCTTCGCGCTGAGCGGCCGCAGGTACTCGAAGACAACGGGCGCGGTCACCTGGGCCGGCGTGAAGTCGGCGAAGCGCTTGCCGATCAGCTTGGCCGCGTGCTCCATCTCGGGCTTGGTGGACTCGCGCCAGTCGCCCGCGTCGACCTTGCTCTGCAACCAGCGCGCGATGACGGCGGGCATGCAGTCGCGGTGGGCCTCGCGGTCGGTCAGGTTGGCCAGCGCGCGGTACATGGCCGGCAGCCCGTCGCGCTCGCGCGTGAGCGGCAGCCACTGGCCGCCGATGGCGACGAAGTAGTAGCGGCCGTGCCGCAGGTACACGAGGCGCGGCAGCCCGTTCTGTCTGGTCATGCGGCACGCAGCCTGGGGACGTTGCTCGGGGTCGCCTCGCCGCGGCACACGGCCTCGTAGTGCGCGCGCTCAAGGACGACGGCGCCAGTGATGCTACGCCGGGCGCGCCAGAAGCCTTGCCGGCGCAGCTCGGCGAGCTGCTTGGCCGGCTGCGAGTAGCCCGTGATGGCGGCAACCTCGGCCGCAGCGAGCACGATGCTCGGGGCGTCGCTCACCTGGCCATCTCCAGCAGCCGCGGGATGTCGGGCAGCTCGATGTCCTCCGGCCAGCGCTCGGCGACGAACAGCGCGTTGACGGTGGCGAGCACGTAGCGCGCCTCCAGGCGCCGCCGCTCGACCTTCTCGATCTGCCCGCCCTGGTCGTGCACCATGTGGCAGCCGCGGCGGCCCGGCTCGTCGGCGCAGGCCGGGAAGATGAGCCTGTCGTCGTGCTTGGTCGCGCCGCCGCCTCCGTTCATGTGGCACGCCTGGCTGCGCCCGGCCTTGCCGCAGACGATGCAAGGCATCGACGCCACCAGGCGCCGGTAGCCATCGCTGCGCAGCGCGGCTTGCTTGGCGTGCATCACGGGGCTGCTGGCTCCGGCGCTTCCTCGGACGGGTTGCCCTTGAGCGCGGCGATCTCCTGGCGCGCCTTGTCCAGCTCCTGCGCGAGGCGTTCTGACGCCTGCTGCTGCTGCGCGAACAGCATCTTGAACTGCTTGGCCTCCATCGAGTTGAACAGCGCCAGGTCGATCAGTTGCTCGGTGGTCATCACGTTGTTGCTCCTTCGAGGGCCTTGCTGATGAGTTGCACCGCCTGGCCGCTCTTTATGTGGCTCTCGGTGACTCGCAGCACGCGCCAGCCCAGCAGCGCGGCCGCGTTGTACTTGTCCATGTCCTCTGTCATTCCCTTGGGCCGGTTGTGCCGGCCGCCGATCCACAGTCCACCCTCCACCTCGACGGCCAGGAGCTCGGCCGGCCAGGCGAAGTCGAAGCGCCACTGCCGCTCGCCGTGAAAGCGCAGCTCGCGGCTCATGCCGCGCCGCAGATCGAGCGCGCGCAGTTGCAGCGCCAGCTCGTCCTCAAGCGACTCACGCCTGGCGCGCGCCTGCTCGCGCTTCAACCGTTCGGCAGAGTTCTCTATCACGGGATTGCGCGCGGTGAAGGACGTCATGCCGTGGCCCTCGCGTTGCTTCCGACCCAGGCCAGGTACGGCCGGCGCACGGCCGAGTGCAGCCTGGCGGCGGCCTCGGCGTTGGTGTCCAGCTCGCGCCGCGACGCGACGCAGCACAGCTTGAGCAGCGCGGCCTTGGCCTCGTCCTCCGATGCGTCTTGCACGTCCGACGGGTCGGAGAACAGCTCCGGGTGGCACGCCCACAGCAGCCAGCGACGGAACGTCACCTCGCGGCAGCGCGCCACCGACCAGGCGCACAGCGGCCCAACGGGCTCCTTGCTAGCCGCCGCGAGCGGCGCAGGCGCTGCTGCCGGCCCGCGCTCTGGCTGCTCGCCGTCGAGGATGCGCACCAGCACCGCCATGAAGCGCGCGCCCTCCAGCCCGATGAACTGCGCCAGATCGTCGCGGTCGGCCAGTGCGAAGGTCACCTTCGGACCGCCGCGGCTGCTGTCGGCGTAGCCAACGAAGCGAAGTTCGCCCTGGAATGTCGCCTTGATCGCTTGCTCCACTGTCACCCCCTGTTGCCACTCCGGGCCGGCGCCGTGCGTGTAGTGTTGCTACTGCCTACGCCGTACCTAATACTCTGGTGCGTCTAAGTTGCCCTTTGGTGGACGGCCCCCGGCCATCCCAAGCGAATGGGATACCCGGTAGCACTGTTGCCCTTCGGAGCCACAGACCCCCCCAAGCCTTTTCACGATTCGCTGCTTGGTGCCGGCGAAGGGGCTGTCTCATCGCTTCCCGTGGTAGCCCCCTGATCGCTCCTGCCGCCACCGTTGAAATCCGTCCGTGCAGGCGCGTTGTTGATGGACTTGATCTACGGAGGCACCACGTAGCGCGCTCCAGCTCGAATCAGCGCCTCGATGGCGCGCGGCCCGCGCTCGCCGTGCTCTTTGAGCAGATCGGCGAAGTCGGTGCCCTCGATGCCATGCGGATAGGCCACGCCCGCGCCGATCAGCTCGGCGGCGTTGCGCGCCTTCACGAGACCCGGATTTACGCCCGTGCGGGCCTGCGTGCCCCAGTCGTTGTCTGCCGCGATCACGACCGATCCTGTGGGCTTGGTGCGCTCCACGACCGCGAGCAGGTTGCCGGCGTCGAAGCACACCACCACGCGCGCGTGGCGCACGCTCTGATAGACCGCCAGGCCCGTTGCCAGGCCCTCGACGAAAGCGGTGATCGGCGCGTGCTTGCGCTCCAGCACGAAGCAGCCGGCCTTGACCGGCGCGCCAGGCCAGAAGCGCTTGGTGCCGTCGGCGGCGATCTTCTGCACGCTGATAAGCCACTGGTCGAGCCACACGGGCACCACCAGCGCGCCGTCGTCTGGATTCCAGCGCAGCGACGCGCAGCCCATCGGGCTGAGGCCCTTGCGCTCGATGTAGGGGTGCGGCCTGCTGAGTGGCGAGCAGCCGTGCCAGAACGCGCGCGCGCGGCGCATGGCGGCCACGCGGTCGCGCCGCTCCTGCGCGCGGCGCTCGCGCATGCGCTCGGCCACCTGCGGGTCGGCCGCCCGGTGCTGCGCGCCCTCGTCGCGCCAGGTGCCCATCACGCCCTGGCCGCTCACGGACCAGTCGCCCCACACGCCGTGACCGTCAGGGTGCAGCACGTACCAGCCGTTGTCCTTGCGCGGTTTGGCCTCGGTGCCGCAGCGCCGGATGCGGCCGTCGGCCACGATCTCGCGCGGGTGCATCCCGGCCGAGCGAAGCGCTTGCTCGAAGTTCATGCCGCCGCCTCGAACAGATCGCGCTGGCGCGTGTCGGCCGGCGCCGCCGCGCGTTCGCGCTTCTTGCCGGAGCGTTCGGCGGCGAGCTTGCGCACGCACACCGGCCCGAGGTAGATGCTCGCGCCGGCCAGCGTCACGGGCGGCGTGGTGGGCTTGAGGCTGCGGTTGCAGCGCGCGCAGACGAGGCTCACGCCGCTACCCCCTCGCCCCGGCGCTCGGCCTCGCGCCGCTTGGCGAATTTGATCTGGTTGGCCTTGACCTTGCCACGCACCTCCGGCGTGGGCGCAACGGGCTGCGTGTTCTCGTAGCGGGCGTGCGCGAAGCTGCCGGTCAGCTCGCGGTAGATCGCCTGGGCGCGGCGCTGGTTGGTGGCTGGATCGGGATTGCCGCGCTCGGCCACGATCGCGCACACCTGCGGCCACAGCGACTTGCGCATGATGTCTGCGTTGCCCGTGGCCACCAGCTCGGTGAGCGTGCCCGGGACGTGCTCGATCGCCTTCTTGCGCGGGTACTCGTGGCCGCAGGCCGGGCACGCCGGCCGCGGGTTGTGCAGGTGGCCGCAGGCAGGGCACTTCCAAGCCGCGGGCTCCTCGTCGGGCTTCTTCTTGGGCTTGGGCTTCTTGCTTCCGTCGTCGAGCTGGTCCTGGCCGGCCTCGAAGAACTCGTTCCACTCGGTCCAGAATCTGGCGCTGTTTCCTGAATGGTCGAGTACGGTGCAGTTGTCCTTGCCCGGCGCGATGCGCAGGCCGCGGCCGAAGAACTGGATGTGCTCCGCGAGCGACTTGCGGAGCGGCCGGGCCATGATGACGCAGCCGATGTCGGGGCAGTCGAACCCCTTGCTCGCCGCGGTGACGGTGATGAGGCCGCGGATGGCGCTGTCGGGCTTGCGGAACTCGGTGAGCGTGTCGGCGCGGTCCTCGTCGCGGTCCTTGTAGGTGTAGGTCGCGGCGTTGATGCCGGCGGCCAGGAACTGCCGTTGCAGTTCCTCGACGTGCGCGGTGTCCACGGCCGAGCAGATGAACTTGCGCTCCTGGCCCTTGTCCAGATACTCCTTGACCACATCGCCCACGACCTGGAGCGCGCGCTTGGAAGTCTCGCCTTCGTCGAACTCGCCGGCCACCACGCGCACGCCCTCCATGTCGGGCTCGACGCACGAGTAGATGGTGTAGTGGCTGAGGAACCCCTGCTCGATGAGCCGGTTGGTGGTGGTTACGTTGACCACGGCGTCGTAGAGCTTGCCCAGGCCCGCCGTGAAGGGCGTGGCGGTAAGGCCGACAGTCACCACGTCGCGCCGGCTGATGCGGGCGCGCACGACCTCGGTGACCGTGTGCGCCTCGTCCACGATGATGAGGTTCGTGTCGGGCCAGCCGCGTCGCGCGAGGGTCTGCTGGCTGCAAATCTGCACCGGCAGCGCAGGCTTGAAGCGCCAGTGGCTCGCCTGCACGATGCCGTGGTCGATGCCGTAGGCGTCAAAGGTCTGCGAGGTCTGGTCGATCAAGGACACCCGATCCACAGCCATGACGGCCCTCGAACCCTTGGCCGCGCACGACTCGATAAGACTGGCCGCTATCACCGTCTTGCCGCTGCCCGTGGGACTGACGATCAGGATGTTCTTGGCTCCGTTGCGGATGCAATCGCGCGCCCTGGCAATGGCGTCGAGTTGGTATTCACGCGGCTGCACCTTCACAGCAGCAATCCCCTCTCCTGCATGAATCGCACGGGGTCTTTGGTCCCCTTGCTGCGGTTGCAGCGTCGGCATAGAAGCTGGAGGTTCAGGTCGTCGTGGGCGCCGCCGGCCGCCAACGGAACGATGTGGTCCAGTTCTGCCTGAACACGGGCTCCCAAGACCGCACGACAGCCGGCACAGGCGCCGCGTTGAAGCCGCATCAGCCGCTCAACGATGTCGAGCGATACCGCGCCGTTCTGGGCGCGCTTTCTGGCGCGCCTGTTCTGTGCGTAGATTCGGTACGCATCTGGGTTCGATTCGGCCCACTTCGCGCGAAGTTCCTTCTTGCGATCGGCGTTCTTCTCATACCATTGCTTCGCAAGTTCGCGTTGGCGCTGACGCTGCTCGTCGCTGAGAACGTAGGCCCTGTTCCTAGCCCGCGTCTTCGCGCGCTCAGCTTCCAGTTCCTCCGGCGACATTTCCGCCTTGCGCTTGGCTCTGCTCTTGCGAACGGCCTCGCGGTTCCGGGCCTTCAAGTCGTCGGTCTTTGCCCGGCGCTTCTTGTATGCGGCGTCCGCTTGTTTGCGCCTCGCCTTCTGCTCTGGTGAAAGGTTGGACAAGTAACGCGCCGACGCCTCGCATTGCTGCTGTCGTTTGCGCTCCTTCACCTCGTCAGGCGTGAGATAGAGCAGCAACGGCGGGCGGCCCACGCGCTTGCCGTTCTTCGTCAGCGCCCTCACGCGCCCACCTTCGCGGCGCGCAGCGCCTTCTCGACTGCGGCGGCGAGCTTGGCCTGGTCGGGCTCACCGACTACGCGGCCGATGCGATCGAGGATGCCCTTCATGCGCGTCAGCTCGCGCTCGCGCACGTTGATCGAGTCCATCAGCTCGCCCTGGCGGCGCTGGTGCACGTCGGCGATGCGCCGCCACTTCATGGCCTCGGCCTTGAGGTCGTCGGCGTTGGCCGCGGCGATCTGCGCCTGCGCCAGCTCCAGCTCGCGCTGCGTATCGTCGATCAGCGTGGCCAGGTCGGTGCCGCCGTGCGCGGCCTCGGCGTTGTCGTCGGCGGGCGGCGCGGCCGGCTTCTTGTCGGCGGCCGGCGGCGCTGTGGCGGTCTTGGCGTCGCCTGCAGGCGCCTCGCCGGAGGGTGTGCCGCCGGCCTTGCGGCCGATGTTGCCGACCTTGATCTCGGACTCGTTGCCGTGCTTGTCGACGCGCTTGCGCACGTCGGGCTTGTCGCCGTCGCCGGTCGTGGTCGGGGCGGCGTCACTGTCAACCGTTGACAGTGAGGCGCGGAAGTTGGACACGAAGGTGTTGCTCACCGCGCATAGCCGCGCGATCTCGCGGTCGCTCCAAGTCTTCCACTCGGCGTCGGCCAGCAGCGTGCTCACCGCCTTGCGCTTGTCGGCGTTGGTGCGCGGCAACCCGTGGCGGTTATTGGTGCCGCACGCGAACAGAATGGCGGCGCGCACCGTGCCGGCGTGCACTTCGGCGGGGATCGAGGCGCGGCCGGCCTGCGTGTAGGCGAAGTAGCGGTGAAAGCCATCGACGAGCCAGTGCTCGGCGCCGTCGTGGAACACGACCACGGGCGGGAACTCGGCGCCGTCGGCCAGCGCTTCGACGTAGTGGGTCACCGTCTCGGTGGACAGCTCGGCGCGCGCTTGCGTGCCGCCGTCGATGCGGATGGCCTTGAGGTTCAGTGTCTTGGTGTCTTTCATGGCGGTCATGGCGTTTGGAACTCGAAGGCGTTGCAGCGCTGGAGCACGTCGGGAATGAAGGCGTGGCGCTCGCGGTGGGCGCCAGGGACGCGCCCCTGGCTTGCGGCGAAGCACCCGCCCGAGCGCTGGATGTGCTTGCACTCGATGCAAAGGTGCCGGTCGTCGCGGTCGTGGTCGCGCCAGGACAGCCAGTCGGCCCACGCCTCGGCGCGCTCGGGGGTCATGCCGCGCCGCGCGAACAGCGCCGTGCGGTAGAGGAAGCGGCCGATCTGCCGATCGGTCCACTCCGGCATCAGGGGCCGGATCGGGATGGCAGCCGCGCTCACCGGGGCAGCACGCCTTGAGAGGCGGCGATGATGAGCTGGCGGCGCTCGGCGTCGGTCAGCTCCAGCACCACGCGGCCGTGCCGCTCGATCGTGAGGCGGCCGTCGGTGGACAGTGCGCACGAGAAGGGCGCGGCGTCGCGCGTCTTGGCATAGGCGAACACCGACGCCACCATGCCGGCGCTGCTCAGCTCGACGAATCGCTCGTCGTCGGACTTGCGCTGCTTTCTCGGCACGATCGTGCGCAGCGGCGCGTCGGCGTCGGGCACCGGCTTGGCGCCGATCGACCACAGCGCCACGTTGCCCTGGATGCGGCGGCGCAGGTAGCCGACCTCGGCGCTGGGCAGCAGCAGCGAGCCGAAACCGCTCAGCGGCTGGCCGAGCTCCTGCGCGAGTTCGGAGGACGACAGCTCCGTGCCCTCGGCGTACTCGCGCAGAACCCGGATCGCGTGAAGCGCGATCGAGCCCAGCCCCAGGCGAGCGGCGCGGCCGTCCAGGCGCGGCGGCTCACTCGCCGCTGTCGATGATGCGATCTGCGAGTTCACGCTTTCTCCTGAGTTCGGCCTGCTGCCGGAGAACGCTGTCCCCTCCGCCGCCCTTGGCTGGGCCTGCGAGGTGCCAATGACCGCAGCGGCAGCGATAGGCGCTGCGGCCACGCTTTCCGTTGCGCCCCGAGCGGCGCACGGCGTGCTCGGCCAATTCCAGCGACGGGAATCCGGCCTTGCCCTTGCAGAACACTTCCTCGGTTAGATTGGCCTGCAATGAGCGCGTGACGGCCGTGCGAGGGTTCATGTGCCGGCCTCATTGGCTCGTGGCCTCGATGGGGCGCTCGTGGAGCGCTTGCGGTTTGCACCGGCCCTTTGCCTGCATCGAGGCCATGTACTGGGCCGAGCAGTCGGAGCAGTAGGAGAACGTCGGCTTGAAGCGCCCGTTGATGAACGGCCGTGAGCACACCGGACCCTGCTGTGCCGAGGCCAGGTACGTCACCCACTGCGTTCGGTCGTCGAAGCACGGCGGTGCGGTGGGCGCGGCGGCAGCAACATCGCTGTACCTCATGGGGCGATTTCCGTCCCGGCTCCGGCCACCACAGCCAGGTGTTCTCGCGTCATCCTTGCAACCCCATCGACGCCGTACAGGCGAGTCAGCACCAATAGGCGAAGGAGTTCGGACGTGTTCATCCCCAACTCGCGGGCCAACCGGCGGAAGTCGTCCGCGGCGTCGTCGGAGACGCGCGTTTTAAGCTCGGAGTCGGCGTTGCCCGACTGCGAGAGCAAGCCGCTGGAGCGCGACCAGACCAGCGAGGCGGCAAGCGGAGTCGAGTCGTGGGCGCGCTTCGGTGGTGGCACTGCAGTCTCAGTCAGAAGAAAGAAGCGCCGCGGACATCGCTGCCCGCGGCGCATGAAACCAGCGCGAAGAAGACGCAAAGATGCGCTGGCATGAGGGACTCAGGCCGTCGGCGTGGTGGCGATCGTGTCGGGCAGCGGGTAGACGCTGCGATAGAGCGCAGCCTCCACGCGATCGGCGATGCGCGGCGGAAGCTCGTCCGGCCAGTCGCGTACTGCCTGGTACGTGACGCCGAGTGCAGCGGCCGCAGCGGTCACCGTCCCGCCTAAGCGGCGGATGGCTTCGGATTTGGTCATGCGCGAGATTGAAGCATGCTACGCGAAAGAATGCAAGCATGAAGTCGTGCGTAGCAAGCACACTTGTCGGATGTCATACAAGGACCGGCTGCTAGAGGCAATGCGGGCGCGGGGTGTTGCGCGCAAGGCGCTCGCCGCCAAGCTCGGGGTGAGCGAGTCTGCGATTTCCCAGGTGCTGTCCGGCAAAACGAAGATGCTCGACGCGCGCAATCACTCGCTGGCGTGCGAGTACCTGCACTGCAACCCGATGTGGCTCGCCGACGGTGTGGGCGCGATGTCTACATGGCAAGCGGACCAGCAGCCACTGACGGTAGGTGCTGCGCTAGCCGTGATCCTGGACGCGCAGCGCAGATTGCCGCGGACCGCGCGTGCCGCGCTCGCCGACGACTGGGCGGCCCTGCTGGCGGCGCCTGACAGCGATGAGCTGCGGCGCGCTGTAGGGATGGCCATAGGCGCCGAGCCCGAGACTGGGAAACCACGCCGCGCGGCCTGACAGCGGGCTGTGTCTACAGCCTAGCGGCGCGGCGAGCCAGCGCAACGGGCAAACCCCGCACAGGCGCCCCCGCATCACAGGGGGTCGAGTGCATTCGCCGCACATGGGGTCTATTCGGTTAGGGTTTACGAGCATGCTAATTGCAAAAGCATGCTTGACATCCGCCAAGCAGCATGCTTCAATTCCACATCGCCCCACACAACCGGCATTCCGCCGCGGTGAGGCGAAGAGGGAAGACAGCATGAAGCAGATAGTGATTGCTCAGCGCGGTTGGGTATTCGTCGGCGACGTTGAGCGCTCCGGTGACGACGTGACCATCACCAACGCCCAGTGCATCAGGCGATGGGGGACGACGCGCGGCCTCGGTCAGCTCGCGATCGGCGGCCCGACGAATGAGACGGTACTGGACGACACCGGCACGGTGCGCCTGCACGCACTGGCCGTCGTGGCGACGCTCGACTGCGAGGAAAGCCGGTGGGCCGCGCTCTGATCGACGCAGACGCCGCGACGGTCGGCGACGGCGACGGCGACGGCTACGGCAACGGCTACGGCGACGGCTACGGCTACGGCTACGGCTACGGCTACGGCGACGGCGACGGCGACGGCTACGGCGACGGCGACGGCGACGGCGACGGCGACGGCTAACAAGGAGGCTGCATGCTCGAAAACGCAATGGTCAGCGGCCTGCCGTCGTACTACGAGCGGCAAGAGCGCCGCGACGCGCTCGCCGAGAGCGCCTACGTCGCGCTGCGCGACGAGCTGATCGACGCGCTGATGCTCGACCCTGCGCGCCAGGTGCGCACGTCAGGCGAGCGCAGGACCGATCGGACGGCTCAGGACGTAGTCGGAGAAATGCTCGGCGACTCCGAACTGCACGAGCTGCTGCGCATCGTCGGCATGTGCGCCGCAGGCCGCGCGGACCACGAGCTGCACCTGCGCGCGTCAGCGTGGATCGCGGCGCGCGCGTCGGAGCACGCTGCGTGGTACGCGGACGATCTGGCGGCCGAGATGGAGGCCGCCGATGAGTGACGCAGCGGAGCGCGCGATCCTGCGCGCGATCAAGCGCAGCGTGGCCGCCGTCGACGGCAGGGGCATCGCGCAGGCGCAGCGGCTGCTGTACCTCGATCTGTGCGCTGTCGGCGGCGCGACGCCAGCGATCGACGCCGAGACGGCAGCTGCAGCGCGATCTGTCGCCACGGCTATCCGCGACACCTACGCGCAGCGGAGGGTAGGGTGAACGCACTCCCGGAGCATCGCCGCATCCTGAGCGGCCGCACGTGGTCGCAGTCCTACTCGCGCAGCCACTACGCGCCGATCAGCGGCCCGTGGCATCGGCACGAGCAATCGCTCGGCCGGCTGCTGGCGGTACTGATCGGCATCGTCGGCGGGATCGCGCTCGTGAGCTGGTGGGCGTCATGAGCGCGCGCGATCCGCGAGCGCTGCCGGCGCCTGATGTGCGCGAGCTGCCAGACGACGAGGCGTGGCGCGCGATGTTCGACACATTCGGTGTGCTGGATAGCGCGCCGACCGAGCCGATGCCGCTGGAGCTCGAAGTGATTGAAGGCGAGGCGTTTCGGGTCCGCGCGTTGCGCGTGCTAGGGGTTCGCAAATGAGGCGGCGCGCCACGATGCTCGATGTCCCGCACCTGCCGTACTTCACCGAGGACTCGCTCACGCACGACTGGCCGCCTGGCTGGTTGCCGCACGGCGAGGACGAGAGAGTCGCGGAGGCAATCGCCAGGGGACGGCCGTCGCTGGTGCGCAAATTGGCGGCACAGGCCGAACGACGCGAAGGAGGCCAGCGATGAGTGACGGCACGCACGCCGACCTGCTCGATCAGGTCGCCAGCACCGAGGCCGAGGCGCGCGATGTGCGCCGCGTCCTGGGCGGCGACCCGCGCTGCACTGCGGACTGTGCGCAGGGTCGCCTGCCGTGTCGCGATCCGCTCTCGTGCGGAGTCTCGCCAGCAGAGGCCAGCACCGAGCTGCTGGAGGACGGCGGCGACCCGCACCGTGCGGCGCGCGGCATCGTCTACGCGATCTCGGCATCGTTCGCGGCAATGATCTTGGCCGCCATCGGCGCGGCCATCACACGGGGGACTTGAGATGAGACTGATCCGACAGACCTGGCACGACCTGCGCATGTGCGTTGCCGCCGCCGTGCGTCAGTGGCGCGAGTGCCGCCACCTGCGCAATGGCGGCAATCCTGACGTGATGCCGTTCTGAGCGCGATATGGTTGACAAACTACCAGACCTGTCCGGGGTCGCTACGGCCGACCTCGTGGAGCACATCGGCGCGGGGAAATTCTCGGCCGCCTACATCAACTGGTCGCGCACGATGGCGCTGTTGCGCAAGCACGCGCCAGGGTGGATGCCCGAGCTGGTCACGGCACCGGACGGCTACCTGCTGCACCAAGCTCCGGTCGGCGCGTACCTGCTGATCCGGTTTCGGCACGGAGAGGACGTGACGCCGGCAGTACCGCAAGCCGTAATGGACGCACGCAACGGGGCGATCCCGGTCGACAAGATAACGGCGCGCGACATCACGGACACGCACCGGCGCGGAGTGTGCCTGGCCGCGGCGTTCACCTTCGGCCTGGCCTATGAGCTGTGGGCCAAGCTGCCGCTAGAGACGGGCTACCAGCGCGACGGCCAGGCCGGAGATGAAGACGCGACCTCGCACGACGTACAGGAGATCCGCGCAGCAGATGCATCCGGCACGATGGACGCCGGCGTGGTCGGAGACTTGCTCGCCGCTATCAGAGATGCCGACACGCTCGACGATCTGCGTGCGAGAGCGCGCGATGCGCAGCACGAGGCGCAGCTAGCGCGAGACAAGACGGCATATGACCGATTCCGCGCCGCAGCGCTTGCGCGCTCCAAGGCGCTCAAGGAGGCTTCCGAATGACAGCCCTCTATCAACTCGTCGCGGAGTACCGAGAGGCCGCTGCGGTTCTAGACGATCTGGACCTCGACGACCAGACTGTCGCCGACACACTCGAAGGCATGACGGGCGCAATCGAGGTCAAGGCCGTCAACGTTGCATGCGTCGCCCGCAATCTGGAGGCGACCGCCGGCGCGATCCGCGAGGCCGAGGCGCAGATGTCCGCGCGCCGCAAGGCAATCGAGCGCCGGGCCGAGCACCTGCGAGCGTACTTGCTGCACGCGATGCAGGCGACGGGCATTCAGAAGATCGAGAGCCCGTACTTCCGTCTGGCTGTGCGCGACAACCCTGCTGCGGTTGACGTGTTCGACGCCAAGCAGCTCCCCGCCGAGTTCATGCGCCAGCCCGAACCCCCGCCGCCCGCGCCGGACAAGTCGGCGATCAAGGAGGCGCTGAAGGCTGGGCGCGACGTGCCCGGCGCGCGCCTCACCCAGGGCCAGCGCCTGGAGGTGAAGTGATGAAGATCACCAAAGACCAACTGCGCGCCTGGGGCGCGTGCCGCGACGGCTACGAGTGGTTCCTGCGCACCTTCGCGGAAGGTGAGGCCGAGTACCAGGCCGTGCTCGACGCGCTGGCCACCGCTGATCGGCCGAGCGATGCGCACTGGCTCATGGGCCATGCCGGCGCTGACGCGACGGCAGTGCTGGAAGTCGATGCCATCGCCGACACCAAGCACCTGTTCTTCTCGGGCCGCATCGTGATTGCGCGCGGCGCGACGCTCAGCGGCGCGCTGCGCGCCGGCTGGGGCATCGAGGCCGGCGAGGGCATCGAGGCCGGCGAGGGCATCGAGGCCGGCGAGGGCATCGAGGCCGGCGAGGGCATCAAGGCCGGCTTGGGCATCAAGGCCGGCTGGGGCATCGAGGCCGGCTGGGGCATCGAGGCCGGCGAGGGCATCAAGGCCGGCTTGGGCATCAAGGCCGGCTGGGGCATCGAGGCCGGCTGGGGCATCGAGGCCGGCGAGGGCATCGAGGCCGGCGAGGGCATCAAGGCCGGCGAGGGCATCAAGGCCGGCTCGGGCATCAAGGCCGGCTTGGGCATCAAGGCCGGCTGGGGCATCGAGGCCGGCTGGGGCATCGAGGCCGGCGAGGGCATCGAGGCCGGCGAGGGCATCGAGGCCGGCGAGGGCTGGGCCTGCTTCGCAGGCCTTCGCATCCGTGTCGCCAACTGGTCGATGTACGCCAAGGTGGTCGCCAAGACCAAGCCGGCCAACCTGCATGGCGGCTTCTG